CCCGTTGCCGGTACGGGCAAAAGGATTAACTTTCTCTAGCATTTCAATGGTTTATCCTATTATTCCTAATAATCCTATTAAACCTAGGTTTTTTATATATAGGGCTCTGGGTTTTCGCGGATTTTTTACCGGCTCTGCGATTCCCGGTTAACGTGAAGAAATCCGTCATCGTCAAAAAAACGTGGGCTTAATAGGATTAATTAAATCCACTAATAATATCAATGGGTTACAAGCGCCCCTTTTTGGGATTGATTCTGATTAATCCTAGGTTTAATCCACCGCCACTACGGTAGTGGAGGATTTTACAGGTGTAATTTTCTCACTGAGCCCCCTCGCCCCCTCGCCCCCTCGCCCCCTCGCTCCATCTTACCGTCGTAAATTTATACATTTGCCCTTGCCCACCATCCCACTACTGTTATAATTCCAGCATGGACCTCGTTTTCATCGGCGATCGCCCCGCCCAGCTTTGCGCCCTCGTGCTCGATGAGCCAACCAGATACACGGGCGACAAGCTCGACCCGTTCGCAGTGTATAAGTGCGTCGAGCGTTATGTCACTGACAACTACACCGACCATCATGGCAACCCAGCCTCGTCGCCTCGTGCAGCGGCGTACCGGATTACGCAGCGTCACATCGTCCTCAGTACAGGTCTAACCTGGGCACCCAAATATGACGGTATGGCAGCGAAGCAGATCAACACACTGCTACGGGAAAGTTTTATCACTCCCATAATATACGTGTTGCCGGTGTCATCACGCATCCTGCTGGGCCACGCGATCAACGCCAAACTAGCTGCGCTCTGCGTCTCCTCGCAGTCGCGTATCAACTACACCCGTTTTCTAGGGCGTTACACGCCAGGCCGCTTCGAGGGTGACGCAGCCTACCCGACCCAACCAACCCCTACCGAGGTACTGGCGCTAGTCCAAGTAATCCAAGCATTGGGGCAATCCAAGTCATAAAGACTCAAATATTATTTACTTGACAATTACTTGCCATTACTTTATAATACTCATTCTCTGCGGGACTACCGTCTCCTACGGCAATCCTGCCCAAGAGAAGACCGCCCACTACCGACTACCGTTCGGTAGTTGCACCCACTACCGGTAGTGGAGCCTAACTCTAACCAACGGAGTAACTGACAAATGACGCAACGACACAAAGATGCGCTCGCCATCATCAACGGCGCGTGTAACCCGTCGGGCATCGCCCTCGCATTCATCGACGGCTGCCAGGAGGCGCGCAAGGAAATCGCGTACCGTGGCACAGACCAGCTGCGTACCGATCCGGCACTGCGTCTCATGACGCATCAGCTCGCGTATCTGATGGGCATCGGCTCCGACATGGGCCTCGACGAGTTCCATCGCTGCATGAAAGTTTGCGAAGAAGCAGCCTAACCCTTCGGGGCCGCAACGTCCCATAAGCGCTGCGTCCCAACCTAACCCAACGGAGTACTGACACATGCCATCAGAGATACTAAGCGTCGGTATCATCGTCATCTTTGCCCTGATCTTCTGTGGGATATTCGCAGCTCTCGCGTGGGAGGAGTGAATGTATGACGCGTTGCTCACCCACGCCCTCCTAGCCAGCACCACATATGCCGCCCTGGCGTTTATGATACTACGCGGCAAGCGCGTTGGCGGCCTGACGTTTTGTAAGCTGGGACGGCTTGGGTTTTGTTTCTACTTCACCAAACCAACACCTAACCGTCACCATACTGTCACCAACACTACCGTAGTGGAGCACTGACCAATGAGCGCATTTGTCGTAGACACTACCTGTATGGACCGCGTGGTGCGCGGTTTCGACCTCCTGTCGGGGCGACCAGACCTCCGCTCCGACCTCTTTCGTACCCACACAGGTCGAGAGTTGTTTAACCTCAACATCGAGGCGGTGCGACAGCGCTACGGTAGCGCAGACGATATGCTTGAAGCTGGTTGGCAGGTAGATGACTACCACTACAACGAACCGCCACCAGTACCGGATTGCCCGCCGGAGGTGGACAGCCTGAAGGCGATGCACTGTCTTATCTACCAATGCAGCGAGGGCGACGTGCCCGAGCGAGCGCTTTACCAGACACTCGTCGAGACCTCGCAGATGCTAGAGCAGCGCGTCCTCGACCAACGCAAGGTCGAGGATGTCCATGACCTGCCCGAGTATCAGCGGGCGGAGTGGTAAGAACGCTGCGCAGCGCCCCCTCGTCCCTGCGTCTCCTCGCCTCCACGAGGATGCGCAGAGCCAGGGGGCGTCACGCAGCGCTCTTGCTGCAAACCCAGTAACTCAGGAACTGACATGCTTAAGAATCTTACGACCCTGACAGCCGTCGCCATCCTGTGCGCGGCCTGTGCCGGCCGCCCGCCTACCCCTGTCCCGGTGGTCCAAGCTTTGGACCAGCAGAAGGACTGCCTCGCGTTGACCAACGAGGTGAATGCCAACAACTACCAGGTCTCGGTACTGAGTGTTGAGCAACAAAACAAGCGCACGCAAAACGTGGTAGCCGGGGTAGCCGGGGCTATACTGTTCTGGCCTGCCCTGTTCGCGATGGACTTCCAGGATGCGGCCGGCTCTGAAAGCGCAGCTCTTCAGAGCCGCCAGGGCTACCTGGCGCAGCTGGCTGCGCAGCGTTGCGCCGTGGCGTCGAGGTAACTTAACCAGGTGGTGGGCTGGAAACAGCCCACTACCGTAGTGGGAAAGCTGACATGGACGAAGTTATGACGCTAAAGCTAACGGCGGAACAGCTGGCTTGTATACGGCTGATAGCCAACGCGCCGCACGCCATCGCCACCTACGCCATACCGCCGGCACGGATGGCGGTACTGCGAGAGGTGCTCGACGCCAACGGTATCGGCGCTGACTGGCCGGTACAGTATGGGCGGCGCCAAGAGCGCAAGGAGATCTTATGAGCGACCAACCGGACCTGGCCTATATCCAGCGTCGTTTCGACACGCTCCAGAAGGAGCTGCGCGAAGGGCTGCACACCATGCAGCTGCGCGACGACCAACGGGAAAGCAGCTACCAGTCGCTAATCGCGACGCTGACCCGTCAGATGGTACAGGTGGCGACCGAGGTTGACGTGCGGCTTACCAGTTTCGAGGAACTGCTGAGCGGCTTCGAACACAGGCTGGGAATGCGCATGGCCCGTACCGACGACCAGGTGCGCAGTCTCGAACAGCGGTTCGAGACCCGCATGGATCGTTTCGAGGCTATGTTGGCGCAACTACCGGGAAAGGAGGACGTATGAGCGACGACACTGCGTTCCTGCGTAGACGTTTAGACGCGATTCAGAGCGAACTGCGGGTGATACGCGACACAGCCGATATCGACCGGCGCAACGCGCGGTCATTTTACGACAACCTCGCCGCCGAGCTGGCGCGTAAGCTGGCGGCGATCGACCATAAACTAGAGTTAGCTGCCGAGCGGTTCGAGGAGCGCATGGATCGCATAGAGGCGCTACTGGGAAAAGAAGATGATCAGTAAGCGCGTCGTAGTGGTCGATGACAACCAGGTTATTAAGGTTGTGATCTATCACGACGCGCTGGGTATCGCTGTGGAGGTAACTCCGCAGCGTGCCCTGCGTCTAGCAGCACAGCTGCTAGACGCAGGATTAAGACATTTATCTAACCAGCGTAACCCGCAGGGTAGTCCAGATCTGGACACGGGTACTGACCATACTGACCAAAACAATCCTGCTACGGGTATTAAATTATTTCCTTGACTTGTAATTATAACAGTAGTATTCTGTTTGTCGATTTAAAACAACGCGTTAGCAACCGCGAAAGCCGGATCGACCTCCCCCACCACTACCGGTAGTGGAGCATCTTAACCACAGCGAGCTGACAATGAATTTACTAGAAGCACAGGACGTGCTCATACGGACCCACATCGCCGCATTAAATAAGGGCGAGCGGGCTTCCGGGTACGTGTTACAGAGCCCGCCGGGTATCGGCAAATCCGAAGGCGGCGGGTTTGGCTACGCTGCGAAACTCGCAGCTACCCTCAACGAGCCCGTCGGTCTCGTCGTGTTCATGATGACCACGATTACGTCTCCCGACGTGCGGGGTTTCATGCTGCCCCTAAAGCCGCAGCCCGGCGAGCCCTTGCAGACTATCTTCAGCGTCCCGCCCTGGTACCCCTCGCGTGATAACGCTTGGGTGGTCGAGCCTGACGGCACCTGGCACCGGCCGGGTACGTGGGATACCGACCAACCACTACCGGAAGTGGGCATCCTGTTCCTGGACGAGTGGGGGCAAGGCGACGAAGACGTCAAGAAGCCCGCTGCCGAGCTTATCCTCAACGGCAGCGTCGGGACGACGTTCCTGCAACAGGGCTGGCGGGTACTGGCAGCCCAGAACCGCATGAGCGACCGGTCCGGTACCGTGCGGGAGATGATGTTCATAGTAAACAGACGTTGTTTACTAGAGATCGACGCGTCGCTGCCCACCTGGTTGGAGTGGGTCGACAGCCTGCCGGCGGAGAAGCGTCCCCACTACCTGACGGTCTCCTACGCTCGTGCCCACCCAGATACGGTGTTTCGCAGCACTGTGCCTGATGGCACAGATCCCTTCTGCACGCCTCGGTCGCTCATACTCATGGACCGGGATCTGCAGGCTCTGGCGGACGAAGACGACCTGGCCCACGGTAAACTCCCTATGACCACCGTCGCCCGCGAGATCTGCGCCGGCTGGGTGGGTAACGCCACGTCGGGGCAGTTCTTCACGCATCTTAGATACGCAGACGAGCTTCCCGACATGGAAGACATCGAGCAGCGGCCTACCGAGGCAAAGCTGCCTCCTGGTAGGGATGCACAGATGGTCTGTGCGTACATGATGGTCCATCATTTCCGGGAGGACAACGCAAGAAACATCCTGAGATACATACTCAGGATGGCTCCCGAAATGCAGATACTGAGTGTTGGGATAATACAAAGAGACGAAAGACGTCTCAAACACCTGGTACCGGTACGGGAGTACCAGACCTGGCTGATGGCGAACAAAGATAGATTAATAGCTTCGCAATCTTAAACCACTACGGGTAGTGGAGATCCGGACCGGGTAGGTTCGCGGCCTACAATAAAGTGCTTCGCCAATCACCGCGTGAGGCAAGCCCCGGCGAGGATAAACAGAGGAACCTTACGATGAACGACGTAACCCAGTTCGACATCCTGGAGGCAGTGCGCGAAAGCGCTGTGCTTGCAGACGTCTCTATCTCCATGTGGGGCGGCACGAAGACCGACGGCAAGCTGCTCAACGATTTGAAGCACCAACACGGCGCCACCGGGGACGTTGGTACCGTCAATAAGAAACTCCTGGCCGGTGCCGACGAGTTACTAAAAAAGACCCGCTCTGCGTTCTCAGCGGTCCGGCTGCGCCACTACGCCCTGACGCTGCCGTGGGTGTCTGATCCCCACGCCACCCGCCAAGAGGGTGCGCGCCTCCTGCCTCACCTAATCACCGAGCGCTACATGGCCGAAATGTCCGCCCTTAAAAGGACGGCCATTAACACGTTGGAGGAGTTCCTGGCGGCGTACCCTGATCTGATCGTACAGGCTAAGGCTAATCTCGGTGGCATGGCTGGCACCACCAAGTACCCCACAGTGGATGAACTCCGTTCATCCTTTAGGGTTCACTTTGATTTTGAGCCGCTACCGGCAGCGTCTAACTTCAAGGGCCTCGACGACTTTATGCTAGAAAGACTTACAAAGGGGCTGCATAAAAAACAACAGCGCCAGATTGCCGATGCTTCATCAGCAATGTGGAAGCGGGCGGCTAAGCCTGTACGAAAGCTCATCGAGCGTCTCGAAGAGGCCGATACCACCATCAAGCAACCGACGATCGAGGCGCTAAGAGAGTTGGTAACTCTCTTACCAGGGTGGAACCTGACGGGGGACCCGCAGATGGCTGAGGTCACCGAGGAGATTAACGAGTTAATCTCGGGCCTCGACGCCAAAACCCTCCGTACCAACGAGGCGGTACGGGGTGAGGTGATCCAGGGTGCTAAGCGGGTACAGGAGAAGCTGACCCAATGGGGGCTGTAGGTATGATAGCGGCGGCGTCCAGCTACGCGTTGGCGCCTCGGTTTGTCTACTACAGCTACAGTAGGCTGCGTTCGATCGTAGGAACCGTCTATCGTATAGAGGTAGTGGAGTTAAATCCTGGGGTCCAGCTACCACATGGATCTGTAGCCCACGTCGCCTTTACCAGCATCAGAAGCGAGTACGTAAAACAGGTACTGAAACAAACGAAATTCGCAACAGTAGAGGATAGTATCTCAGACTTCGAACGCGTCGAGCGCGTCGTGAAGGCGCTCAACAACATGAACCTAGCCCTACAAGCAGCGGAGCTTGAACCTAACGGTATCCAAAAACTATTCAACCAACTCTGGAGTACTGACGTATGAATACCTTACCTAAGCGGGTGCGTCCCACCCGCAACCAGGAAGAAGCCATGATCGAGGCACGTATTTCGTTCATGCGCTTCTGCCCCTTCTTCTGCCACTACTTCTACGAGGAGATGGAGGAGTACGTCACGTCTGAGGTCGCTACCTTAGCGACCGATGGGCGGCGTATCTTCGTAAACCCAGCCTACCTCGAAACCCTAACCCCGATGGAACGCTGCTTTGCCTATGCCCACGAGGTAGACCATACCGTGTTACGTGACCCGCAGCGTATGAAGTATTACGCTGACCAAGGCTACATCCAATACGCGGACGGTACGAAACTGGACTGGGACCAAACCCTAGCTAACCAAGCGATGGATTTTCGTATCAACGCACACCTCGTGGATATGGGTGTTGGCGCGTGCAACCCCTCATGGCTGTACGACCCCAAGATCAAAGCGGATGAAGTTTTCGAGGATGTGTATCGTAAACTCCACCAGAAGCGCCCACCGCAGCCACAGCCGCAGGGTACCGGCAACCAACCGCCACAACCCGGTACCGGCCAGGGCCAACCGGGCAACCAAGGTCAGCAGCCCGGTGGCTCCACTACCGGTAGTGACCAACCCAAACCCCCCACCTACGGCGACACGCAGCGTGGCGGCAGGCCCGACAAGACCGCCCAGGCGAACGACGGTAGCTTCGACGAGGTGCTCGCACCCTACGAAGATCCTGTAACAGGCAAGACCGATCTGCCTACTGAGATCGAGTTTACCGAAGCGATTGCCAGGGCAGCCGCTGCTGCGAAGGCGATCGGCAAGCTGCCAGGCAGCTTGCAAAGGATGATAGACCAGATCCTGGAGCCCCAGGTCAACTGGCGCGAGCATATTCGTATGGTCCTGACGGGTAAGATCGGGAGACGTCGGGAAAGCTGGGACACGCCCAACCGCCGCAGGATTGTCCTAAATCCTGCGATCTACCTGCCCGGCAAGAGGGGCCACGGCGCCAACGATGTTACGGTTGTCATCGACAACTCAGGGTCGATCAGCGAGGTCGAGCTGAGCGCGTTCTTCAGCGAAGCGTCTGCGATCCTCGCTGATTGTAAACCTAAGATGGTCCGGGTCATCTGGTGCGACTGGGAGGTGCGCCGGGTCGAGGAGGCCAGGTGTCTGGATGAACTCGAACACATCCGGGTACAGGGCTCGCCGGGCGGCGGAGGAACCCGGTTCGAACCGCCCTTCGAGTGGCTGGAGGAACATAATATACGCCCCGATACGTTGGTCTACCTGACCGATCTGATGGGCAGCTTTCCCGACGATCCCAAGGTTTACCCAGTTGTCTGGTGTAGCACGACGTCGCAGACTGCGCCGTTTGGCGAGACGGTGCATGTGGAGGTGCGGCGATGAAATACCACCTCGTCCAGAGCCACCACGCCGCCGACAGGCGGGTACGGTGTACTGGGCTTGCTTGTCTAGAATGCCAGCGCCTGCGCGATGGTGGTGATCGCTCCTGGCCGACGCAGCCGGCACAGCCTCGCAATTCTAATCCCCTAGTGGAGTATTACCCCAATCGGCATAAGGGAGTGCAGCACCTATGAAAACCGCGCTCCCTACCGGCATCTTCGACCCCGAGGAAGCACCCTGGTGGCGGTTCAGCTGCGCCGAGTTTGAGCCTGTAGTTAAACAATGGATGGGGGAGGCAGCCGCAAAGTTTGCGGCTGACCTCGCCTCTAGGAACGCAGGGGGGGAAGTGACCTTCTTGCACTGCGAGTATCTCTCATTGGATGGAATGAGAGGTACGTACCTGTGCAACCTGTCCGAACATAGCAAGGATTTTATATTTGTAGTTACCCGTGAACCTGAACCCGTACCGGAGCCTGACAAAGATGATTAATCATCTAAAACTATCGAGTATCTCGAACCAGCCAACCAAAGACCATCTAAGCGGCGGCGAAACTACAACTTAAGGAGCCTGAGAAGGAGTAGTTATGATAAAGGCAACCGCGACCGGCCCAGATGGGCGCACGTTGATGATAATTGGGCTGAGCTTCCGCAACCTGGAACACTTTCGCGACAAGCCCGGCGACACCTTCATCAAGATTGACGGCAAGGAGATGGGGTTACCGCTCGACGTGATCATATTTTCAGGTGAAACCGAGGCGCATTGCACTGAGGCGATCAGCGATATGATTGGTCCTAAGACGAAGGTGCATACCAGTCCAAGGCTAAAGTCGTAAATCCAATATCACTACCGTAGTGGAGATCTGACATGGCGAACTTTAAGCTGACCGACAACGCGAAGAGCGAGATCATCGCCGAGGCACGCCGGCTACTGGTTTATCCAGTAGCGGCGGCGCAGCGTGATTTCCCGCTGAACACAACAAACCTCGTTGTTGAGGCGTGTATCCCGCAGCCGGGGCGCAAATACCTCGCAGGTCTACATGCAATGCATGCAGACCTGAACATGACCCGCGAGATCATGGCGATCGTCGAGGAGACCGACGATATCCCCATCCCGGTACTGATGCAGATCAACGTGCCGCAGCGCATCCCGTATGTCTGGTCCGTACAGTCGCACAACGTCTATGCCAAGGAGCCGTTTCACAAGCGGGAGGCTAAACCTATGCAAGCACAGGAGCTACCTTTTGACCTTGAGTCCCTGGATTCAGGGACTCAAGAGAAGTTTATCAAATGGGTCAACGAAGCCACCAGGCAGCGCCGCCTCGCCTTTGAGGTGACTAAGCTGGTGCGCACCTTCGTCCAGGAGTACGCCCCCACTACCGCTCACCTATTGTCACGCTGGCCGGGGCTTAAGATCCTGTTTAACAAGATGCCGTCGCCCTGGCCGCAGCGTATCCGCGACGTGCCGCGCCGAGGTCTCCATAATTGGAACTGGGATAAAGCCGGTACTGTAGCGGTCGAGTGGTGGGTGGAAAACGAGCGGCGCATGTACGCAGCGGAAGCCCTCTTGGCTGGAGCTAGCATGATGGACACCGGTACCCACCCGTCGCTGGATAGCACCAAGCCCTTCGCCCAGATCATTACCTGGGACGGTGGTCCGACCTGATATTATAAAGGTAATAACTCGACTTCTAAAGGAGAGTATCAACATGACGGTCATCACGATTGACTTTGAAACGATGTATAGCAGGGAGTACTCGCTGACTAAATTAAGCGAAGCCGAGTATATTCTTGATGATCGTTTCGAAGCGATCATGGTGGCGCTAAAGATAGGCGATCAACCCTCCTACGTATACGTGGGAGGCGAGATCGAAGAGGCGCTAGCCCAGATCAACTGGGAGCGTACCGCCCTCGCCGCCCACAACATGCGCTTTGATGGCGCGATCCTCGCCTGGCGCTACGGCTACGTGCCAAAACTTTATCTCGACACCCTGTCGATGGCTCGCGCCATCACCCACTGGGTACTGGGTAAGAGTTCACTCAAAGCAGTGTCTAACTATCTCGAACTCCCGCCCAAAGGGGACGAGGTATTACGCGCGCAGGGTAAGCGCATGGCGGACTTCACCGACGAGGAACTAGAAGCGTACACCCAGTACTGCGCCCGCGATAACGACAACTGTTATGATATATTTAATACGCTGCGTGGGTGCTTTCGGAATACCGAACTCCAACTCATCGACCTGATCCTGCGGATGTATATCTTACCCCAGGTACAGCTAGACCCAGCTATTATCGAAGAGCACCTAACAGAGGTTCGCGCCGAGAAGCAACTCGCGCTGGAACAGGTAGCCGGCATAGACAAAGAGCATTTTAGTTCTAACCAAAAGTTTGCTGAATTACTAACTCAGTACGGGGTAGCAGTACCAACCAAGATATCCCCCACTACCGGTAGTGAGATCCCGGCATTGGCCCGAGGGGACTGGGATTTCAAAGAACTCTGCGCCGATCCTTCTCAGCCGCCTTTCGTCCAAGCACTTTTAGCTACGAGGCGCAGCGTTAAGTCTACGATCGACGAGACCCGCGCCGAAGCCCTATTGCGTATCTCCAAGCTCACCTGGCCGACCCAAGGTAACGCATGGGCGCCGGTCCCGCTTAAATTCAGCGGCGCCCGTACCCACAGACTATCAGGCGATGGGGGTATCAACTTCCAGAACATCCGCCGAGGGTCGTCGTTACGTCGGGCGCTAACAGCGCCCGACGGGTACAGAATTGTGCATCGGGACGCGTCGCAGATCGAAGCCAGGATGGTGGCGTGGATGAGTTGGTGCTTGCCCCTGTTGGATGCGTTCGAGCAGGGGCGAGATGTTTATTCCGAGTTCGCTAGTACGATCTACGAAGAGCCAGTAACTAAAGCAGACAAACTTCGTAGGTTTATAGGTAAGACCGCGATCCTTGGACTTGGGTACTCATGTGGTGCCGCGCGCTTTAGGCACATGTGTTTCATCGGCGCCGGCGGCGTCGCTGTCCAGCTTGAACAACACGACGCCGAGCATATCGTACGTACCTACCGCTCGCAGTACCCGGAGATACCCGACCTATGGGCGGCGTGCAATACACTTCTCGTTAATATGATTATGGGCTCGACCACCATTGGAATGCGGCAATCGCTGTTGGCACACCTACCCCTGACCTATTCCGAGGATTCGATCTGGCTGCCCAACGGGCTGCCGGTACAGTACCCGAAGCTGGGTTACTCCTATACCCAAGAGGGGCGGGAGATATGTTATGATGATCCCTACGGTGGGCGGCGCAAAATCTATGGCGGAAAGGTAGTGGAAAACATTTCCCAAGCACTCGCCAGGATAGTCGTTACCGACGTAGCGGTACGTGTCTATCAGGTTACTGGCTACCATCCGTGGTTGTCCACCCACGACAGCCTGGATTACTGCGTACCGTTGTCCGAGGCGGAGGACATGGATGCTGAATTAGCTCGCCAATTTAGCATACGCCCGGTATGGGCAGATGAATTACCTCTGGCGAGCGAGGGGGGTTGGGGGAGATCGCTGTACGACGCGGAGCGAGGAGTTAACCAATGACTGACGGTGATATCCCTGCGCGTTTCTGGCAAACGCTCAGTAACGAAGAAATGCACGATATACTTAAACGTGGATGGCTCAACGCCGAGCAGTGTGCCAGTCTATGGCATATGACAGACCGGCAAGGTACGCCGCCACTCAGGGTAGATGTGTTATTAAACTACGCTGAAGTATTAAAACACTTTCCTGTGGGGGAGTGACCAATGAACTCGTGGATGGCGTTGCTCAACCAATACCGTGCCCAGAGCATCGCCGACGGTAAGATTGTCGGGGAGCAGCTCTGTCGTGTTCATGGTACGACGCATTCTCGCGCGATCACCGCCGAGATGGACCGGCGCGGCTTACTACATAAAGACATACCGGGGTTCTGGATCGGCGCGGTATTGAGAGATCCCCGCTTCGTCTGCACCGGCCGCATCGTGATGCCGCCCCTGGCACCCGGCGCCCCCAGCCACGACCCGCGCCTCATCTGGCTGTGGCGTCTAGCGAGCGGCGGCGTCGCGCCTCTTATCCTCTACGAGTACGCGGAATATATCGGACAGCGCCAGACCCCCACTATCAAGCAACGCGTGGATTTTATCCTGCGGCACGTCGTCATTAGAAGAACCGAAGGCATCGCCCAGTGGTACGCCGGTACGCGCTGGCTGGACGACGATCACACCGACGCGATTAAGCGCAACCCCACCCCGTACGGGGATTGGGTTCGACTGTTTATGAGTCTGCAAAACATACATGCCGGGAGTCAGACCAAAGCCAAGGCCGAGGCCAGAAGACTCGTTACCTTGTTTGTCGAGATGCACCAGTGAGCGGATCAGCGATAGTCCTGTCACCCGAGGATCTGCTCTGGATCGAGGCGATAGCACAACGTGCTATCGTCAAGTACAAACAGAACGCCATCGCCTGGCGAGTGACATACAATGCTACGATTGATTATAATACCGCATACGCTGAAGCGCTTAGTGAGGTAGAAGGGTTCTATCAGAAGCAACTCAACCAGTGGGGTTGGGTAGAACGTGAGGCGGAGCAACAATTAAGAACAAAACGACTAGAGTATGAAGAAGAAACAGAGCGAGTTAGGCAATTTATCAAACAAAAACAAGACGGCGAGCGGCAGCGCATCGAGAAATTTAATACGGAGTGGAAGGAGCGAAATAAAGATAATATAGAGCGGGAGGAGTCGTGGCTAGCAGTAAGAAAATATAACGCTCAGCAACGTAAACGGTTAGCGATACGAGACGTAGAAGTGGAGGTATTACAGTGTATGATCGATGGTCACGGTGGGCGGAACCGTTGGGTATTTCAGGAATGGTTGAAGGGACGATCACTTGATTCGATAGCTATCAATATAGGCCGAACTCGCACACGAGTACACGAGATAGTTCAACGAGAAATACGACGAGCAAGAAGACCACGCGTAAGCTATACCCCGCCTAAGGGACGACCTCTTGATATGGGCGGACCGCGCGATGTTTGGCTGACCTATTACCCATCGCCTGATCCACGCCTCGACAATATGGAGCCCGTAACATGAGACCCTTTGCTTGGAGTTATAGCCGGCTCAAAAGTTTTGAGACGTGCCCGAAACGCTTCTACCACTACGACGTCGCCAAGGATGTTAAGGAGGACCATGCACCGACCGAGGGGCTCGACGCCCACAAGGCGTACGAGGCCAGGATCAAGGACGGGAAAAAACTCCCGCTGCACCTGACCCACCACGAGCCGGTACTGGCTAAGCTCGACGCTCTACCCGGTGAGCACTACGCCGAGCAGAAGCTCGCCCTCACAGCCGAGTTCCAGCCCACCGGTTTCTTCAGCAGCAACACCTGGTTTAGAACGATTCTAGACTTCGCAGCTATCTTTAATAAGACCGCTGCTGTCGTCGATTACAAGACCGGCAAGGTGCAGTCGGACCTGACGCAGCTCAAACTCATGAGCGCGACGATCATGCACTACTCCCCCGAGGTGGAGCGGGTGCAGGCCAGATTGTTATTCCTGAATCATGCGCACGCCGAGCGCGCTGAGTTTAGTAGGGCGGATATTCCGGGGATCTGGGCCGAGATCCTGCCGCGCGTAAAGGACCTCCAACTGGGGCAGGCGGAGAACAGGTACCCGCCCAAGCCCAGCGGGCTCTGCGTCCGCCACTGTTCGGTGACGAGCTGCCCCTTTTATGGGAGGGGCTCGCGATGACCCCCGAAGGCCGGATGAAACGGGCGATTAGCGCCGTGCTTGCAAATTATAAAGAATATATCTACGTTCACATGCCTGTGCCTACTGGATACGGCACGAGCGCTCTGGACTACGTGGGATTCTGCCGCGCTGCGTCAGACGGCGCAGCGCGGGGCTTCTCGATCGAGGCCAAGCGGGAGAAGGGCAGGCCCACGCTCCGGCAGCTGGGAGTGATCGAGCAGATGAAGCGGGCGGGCGCGAGAGTGTTCATCATCAACAGCCCTGAAAGCCTGGCTGAACTAGATCAGTGGCTAGCCGCCACTACCGGTAGTGGAGCCTGACAAATGTACGTAACCGCCGACACCGCCCACATCGTCGTGCCGTGGCGCCAAGACCTCGCCAACGTGATCCCGCACGCCAAGGAGCTGACCTATCAAGGTCAGCGCATGCTGCTCGTGCCCAACCGGCACGAAGAAGCGAAGGTTGCGCGCAATCTTGGCATACAGATACCTGCCCCAATCCTTACCCGCTACGATTGGTGCGGCCAGAAGCCGTGGGACACGCAGAAAACCACCGCAGCACTACTGACCGAAAGCCCAAGGGCCTACGTGCTCAACGAGTTCGGTACCGGCAAGACCCGCGCTGTCATCTGGTCGAGCGACTACCTGCGCCGGTACGCAGGCGCCGGGCGCGTGCTCATCGTCGCACCGTTGTCGACCCTCACGCCCGTGTGGGAGGTAGAACTATTCCGCCTCGTGCCTCAAGCCCGCGTGCGCGTGCTTCACGGTACCAAGCAACAGCGCCTCGATAGACTAGCTGAGGACGCGGATTTTTATATCATCAATCACCACGGCCTTACGCTCCTGCGCGACCACCTGGTCGCCAGAAAATTTGACGTCGTGGTGTTCGACGAGCTTGCGGTCCTGCGCAACCGCCAGACACATCTTTGGAAAGCAGCGAACGCGGTTGTCCAGAGCGGCGTCAAGTATGCCTGGGGTCTGACAGGCTCGCCGACACCCAAGTCCCCGGTCGATGCCTGGGCACAGGTGCGCCTCCTGACACCGGACCGCGTACCGGCGTCGATGGTGCGGTTCCGTGACCGCACCATGCGGCAGATCACCCAGTTCAAGTGGGTCAAGATGCCCGACGCGCAGGAGATCGTCCACGAAGCGATGCAGCCTAGTGTGCGCTTCTCTTTGAGCGACGTGATGGAGCTGCCGCCCACCATTTACCAGACGCGTACTGTAGAATTAGAAACCGAAGCAAAATTTGCGTACCGTAAATTGTTCGAAAAGATGGCGCATTTGACCAACAACGGCGAGAGCGTGACCGCTGTCAACGAGGGTGTGCTCCAGAACAAACTCCTACAGGTATCGCTTGGGTATATATACACAGATAAGCGTGGAATATATAGGTTACCTAACGACACTAGGTTGGATGCCATAAGGGAAGTCGTAGAAGGTACAACACGAAAAGTAATTGTCTTTGTACCATACCTTCATGCACTCGAAAGCATAGCCCACCACCTCCGACAATTCACGTCAGTCGCAGTGGTGCAGGGGGATACCCCAGTAGGCCAGCGCAATAAGATATTCAGGGCGTTCATGGAACAGGAAGTACCGCAGTGTATTGTGGCACATCCCGGCTGTATGTCACACGGGTTGACGCTTACGTCAGCCAACACCATCGTATGGGCTGGACCTATCAATAACTTCGAGATCTACGAGCAAGCTAACGCCCGTATCATTAGGCCAGGACAAACGTCGAAGACGTTGGTCGTACATATCGTCGGTACGCCTGTCGAGAAGCTAGCTTATAAAAGACTGAGTGAAAGGGGTATGTTCCAAGGTATGTTGTTGGAATTGTTCAGACAGCAGGAGCTGGAGTTCTAACATGGAGAAGCATGTACGTGAACTATACGACTACCTCAAGGACTACGGCGCGACGAACATTCACCTGGAACCTGGTGCTAAGCACCAGAAGATATGCTTCTATTTTGGTGGGCTGGAGCGGTCATATCTCGTAGCCCATAAACCATCGACCGACCACCACGCCATAGAGAATACCAAAGCAACTTTGCGGCGCATGCTGGGACCTCCGGTACTGGCAGAGGAAAAGCAACCTCGTAAACTGGAGGAGATGATGAACGAACTGAACCAGAGCGTAACTTATATCGGCACTCCGCCGGTACCCAACCCGCCCAAACCATCTAAGACCTGGAAAGTGTGGGTGTGCGGATATAAGTTTAAGGATACGACCCAGCTATTTTTTTATTTCCGGCACGGGATCGAGCAGCTATTCCCGAATGGCGTATCGTGCAAGCAGCTGGACGCCGAGCACTGGAAGCTGACCAATGGCGGGAGATCGAAGTTCCACAGGGCGAACGCTCGTATGAAAGTTTGCTTTAACGTGCAAGGTGTCGAACTGTTTGGCTCGACAATAGCGGAAGCGGTCGAGGCCGACGGCGCAATCCTGGTTTACCTGCCTATGGCGAAGCGCGCGAAGGTGCAGCCGCACGGCCAGGTAGTACGGTGGGACTTTACCAAACCGACACCGAAGCCGGCCCAGGCCGCACTGACAACCCCACCGGCGAGCCTGGAAAACCAGATGCGCGATATAATCAGACAGATCCAGGCGATCGAAGCCACATGCCCCTACCACCTCGTGCGCCTGGAAGGTGGGCGCATCCAGTGGCGCGCACCTGTAATCGAGTAGGGGTACGATGGACCGCATCGGAGCTTTCTTAATAGGGCTGCTCTTGGTGGGCCTAGCCTTGGCTCTGGCAATATGAGGAGATCCACATGAGTGACCCAAACATAAGGGTGGGCAGGCAAACACCCGCGTGGCTGATCGAGGAGTACATCAAGCTTCGCAACAAGGTGAACGAGATCAAAGCTAAACACGCCGAGCAGCTGGAGCCCTACGCCACCGTGATGCAGGCGATCGAGGGTCAGCTACTGGATCACCTCCAGAAGAACGAGCTAGGCAGCGTCAAGGGTGACACCGGTACCGCCTATAAGCAGACGATCACTAGCGTTACCGTCAGCGATTGGGACCAGGTGCTGCGCTACATTCAGGAGAACCAGTGCTGGGATCTGCTAGAGCGGCGCGTGTCGAAACAGGTGGCAACTACGACTGTCGAAGAATCTCAGAAGCCTATACCGGGGGTGAAGATTTCCCAGGCTTTGGTATTGCGCGTCCGTACAGCCTGAGCCTAAGCTCTGCTCCCTGTAATTATAACATTTATATCTGGGAGTATCTGGATGACACTCACGCAATTCACTGGAGCGACACCCGCCCATCTCGCCGGTCGCCGGACCTCTGGCTCTCTCACCGCCGCCCGGTCTGGAGTGCAGTCGAGCTTCGCGGTGATCAAGACAGCGGGCAAGACTTGGAAGATCCGGTACCGGGGCGAGGAGACCCTGATCCGTGACGAACGCGGGCAGCCCCGGCACGAGCTTGACGTGGTGATCGTCGGCGCGTCGGCGGCGATCAGCAAGGGCTACTACATCAAGGGCTATTCGCAGGGCGATGACTCCGCACCGGATTGCTTCAGCGCGGACGGCCAAACCCCGGACCCGGCGTCGCCGCACAAGCAGCACACCATGTGCGCGACGTGCCCGCAAAACCAATGGGGTTCGCAGATGACCCCCGGCGGCAAGAAGGCCAAAGCCTGCCAGGATCGGCGGCTGGTTGCCGTCGTGCCGTTGGGGGATATCCCCAACGAGGCGATGGGCGGACCCATGCTGCTCAGACTGGCACCGACCAGCCTCGCTACCTTCGCCCGGTACGCGGACTATCTGGAGCGCAAGGGTGTCGGGGATATGTCCTGGGTGGGGACCAAGCTGACCTTTGACCCCGAGGTTACCTACCCGCGCATCCAGTTCGACGCGATCTCCTACGTTAGCGAGGACCAGGACACGCAGATCGCGGAGGTTATGAAGAGCCCGACGATCGAGCGTATCCTTTATGGGTTTGGCCCTACTGAATCTGGTCCCGAAGCGGCAGCGGAGCCTGATATCCCCGGTGCTCCGCCGGCCCGTGCTAACAACGTCCGGTCCCTCCCGTCCCGTCAGGCTACGCCACCGGAGCCGCCGCCCGAGGAAGAAGACCAGCCCGAGGAACCCGAGGAGGAAGAGACCCCACCCCCGCAGCACGGCACTACACGTACGACGCCCTTCCAGGCATCTACTACCAAGCGCGCCCCCGGCCGCGTGTCTACCCAGACCACCCCCGCCCTCGCTCCCTCTGATCTCGAAGGGGCCATCGACGATTTGCTCGATCAGCCCTCCTAGCTCCCTGACCTGGGGGAGGCATTAGCCTCCCCTTTTTTATCGGGGGAGCTAGTTATGAACCTGGAAGATTTCCTGGACAGGGTTGTCGCGCCTGGCAACTGGTTGGCGGTCGCGTATAAAGGCCAGGGCTGGAACAACCTGGCGCACCGATTTTTCGAACGATCTAAATTCGTAGACGCTGCGGGGTATCTGCGGGCACTCGGCCGCAAGATGGACACCTGGTTCGCACTGGCCTCGTTCGACCAAGCCGCGCTGCATACCAACGGCAAGAAGTTTATCGGCAAGCGCACCCGCGAGAACGCCTATCAAATTAAATCCTTCTGGGCCGACGCCGACATCAAGGCGGCGCACGACAACAAGGACCCGGCCAAGGTGTTCGCCTCCGAGGCCGAGGTGGTCATGTGGGCGACGGCGTTCGCCAAGGCAACCGGCGTACCGATACCAAACATCTGGATCAAGAGCGGGTACGGGTTACACCTGTACTGGTCGTTCGAGGACGCGCTCGATGTGGACACCTGGCGCGGTTACGCCGAGGCGCTGAAGGCTGCGCTAATCGCCAACAACTTTAAGGGCGACGTCAACGTGGTGGCGGACGCGGCGCGCATATTGCGCCCACCCGAGACCAGTAACTTTAAGGTGCCCACGGTACCGGTACCGTGCTTTGAGTTTTATCCCAACCGCCTGACCCAGCCGGACTACCCCAACGCCGCCTTGCTGCCCATCCTGAGCAAGCTGCCGACCTATAAACCCGCTCCCAAGACCACCACTACCCGTAGTGGAGGAACTTTAGCTGCTGCTAGAGCCGGATTTACAGCCAGACCTAGGGACTTCCAGGTCATGGCAGCGAACTGCGCCCAAGTTAAACAAACGCTCGATACCGGCGGGATGCACGACAAGCACGACCCGTGGTGGCACATGCTGATGCTGGCTGCGTGCTCCGAAGATGGCCGGCATTGGGCACACGAGATCAGTAAGGATCATCCGGACTACACCCAGGCCGAGACCGACACCGAGTACGACGGACGCGTCGCTGCCCACGCCGGAGGGATGGGTCCGCCGTTATGCACGACAATCAACGGTGACCGCCCTGGTATCTGCCCCGGCTGCCCACACTGGACCAACCCCGCTATCACAACTCCGTTTCATGTTGGCCTAAAGATTCTAACCGGCAGCCCCGACGAATTGCCGGACCACTGGCGCCGGCACAACGGCTGGATCGAGCGGGACATATCCGACGAGAAGACGATCAAGTGGTCGCGGGTATTGGAAGGCGACGTAACCAAGCTCTTGGATCTGGATCAGATTGCTACCGGCTACCGGTTTACGTTTACCTATACGCCGCCTAACCTCCCGCCCCGTACCCTGTACGTCGATAATGCCGAGCTGACCGCGAAGACTGCGAAATCCATCCTGACTTCGCGCCATATGCACATCAACGACGACAACGCTCTCCATGTCAGTAGGCTGATGATGTCCTGGATTGAAAAGCTGCAACGCGAAACGCGGGTCCGCACCCAGCCGATGCCGAGCTTTGGCTGGTACAAAGTTGGCGCAACTTATATGGGGTTCTCGTCCGGCGGGGTTTGCTACGTCACGGGCGGCGGGGATGAGCCGGCTCTCGGCGCAGACGCGACGTTGATCAAGTATTATACCCCGAAGGGTGACCTCGCCACCTGGCGTGCGGCAGCTGAGTTTATCGGGAAGGACTGCCCTGAGCTGCAGATTAACATCGCCGTCGCGTTCGCCGCGCCGCTGATGGAACTGCAAGGTGATTCGGGATCGGTCTTGAGCTTTGTCGGTAAAAGCGGTATCGGCAAGTCCTCGGCAATCAAGGCAGGGCAGGCTGTTTGGGCTGATACTAAGCCTACAATTTTTACCGTTAAAGATACGTCTGCTTTTAAGGGGATAGTTAAAAGTGATTTAATGGCGCTTCCTATTTACTGGGACGAGGCTAGAGTTGCCGACGACATTAAAATTTTAATCAACGAACTCCATTCGTTTACGCAGGGGCGGGACAAGGGGCGCAGTACCGCCGATATTAAAATTAGAGAACCCGGCGAGTGGTTAACTCTCTATTCGATCTCTGCTAACGATTCGATACGGGATTTGATTACGTCGCACCAGGGGGATACCGAGGCGACGTTGCTTCGCCTGCTGGAGATCCGGGTCGAGCGCAACGTTAAATACGACGTTCGCGCTGATTCCATCGAAGCAGACCTTCGAGATAATCACGGCGAAGCCGGGCGTGTCTATGCACGATACCTCGCCGACAACGTAGACGCTATCAAGTTAAAGTTAGCCACTAAGAAAATTAAACTTGATACTCGCTTTAACCCTTCTAACGACGAGCGATTTTATATGCGTACGATGGCAGCGATTATCGTTGGTGCGGAACTGGCGCGGGATCTTAATATCATCACCCTTGATATCGCGGGTATTGCTAGGGTATTAGAAAACGCTTTTAACAAGTCGCGCATTGCACGTAACGAAGAAACACCAGTTGATCCAAAGGATAATCTCCACTCACACTTTGATCAATATATTACTGCTTACGCCCATGAATGCGTAGTGACTGAGTTTTATAAACGGCCCGGTCCTGGACCGAAGCCGCGTATTGTATTTCAACCGGATCGTCCACCAAAGGAAGATCTCGGTATCGCGTATCATATCGGTGTCAACGATAAAGTGATAAGGGTCAACATGAATGTGTGGCGCCGGTACTGGAATGCGCATGTGATCAGCCCGACGAACCTGCGCGACCAGGCGAAGGCCGAATGGGGCGCGCCCGGCGTTGCCACGCGGGGCCTCGGCCACGGGACGCGTTTCCAAACCCGCGCCTACGCGTTCGAGCTGTCGCTAGCGGGAGACCTGGAGGAGATTCTCGACCCCTATATCAGCGTGCCCACGAGCCGGACCGGGACGGGCACGGTGATCCCGATGCCGGCGAGGTAGGGATCTCGATTGTGGATCTTATGTGGAATAAAATCGGAGTCCGGCGGCTAAGCTGCTGGTATCGTTGTATTTCAAAATGATGCCCCCTCCCTACACAGCGAGTGTCTGGGGGCGTCTCCGGGTTTCATAAGCTATTGATACAGTTGGTTTCCTAAATTATAACTGATATCCCAAAGTTCGCACTAGCGTCCTGAATGATCTCTTGGTATGATGGCTCGTGTGTTGGTCATATCCGAGGGAACATTATGCCGAAACTGGTCCAGAACCAGCTAACCGTACGCAGGGTCGCAGCGCTCGACAAGCCGGGACACTACGCTGATGGTCGCAATCTTTACCTCGCTGTCACAGCGGGTGGGCATAAGAGCTGGGTACTGCGTTATAAGTTAGGTGGACGTCGCCGTGACATGGGGCTTGGCCCAGTACATGACGTGTCGCTAGCACAGGCCCGCGAGGCGGCGGAGACGGCGCGGGCATTGATCCATAATTTTATCGACCCGATCGACGAACGCGACAGGAAGCGATCAGAATTAACCCACGCCGTACAGGTCCGGCGTGTTAAGTTCGACGAGGCGTTGGATGCGTACCTGCGATACCGCGACCTCAAGGGCAAGCATGCTATCAGCGTCGCGAACCCGATCTATACCTACATCGTGCCGTCATTAGGTAAGCTGCCCGTCGCAGATATCACACCGACACAGATATACGAGGCGCTGACTACCAAAGCCAAATCAGGCAAGGCGCTATGGGATCTTGTTATTGGAGATCGCACGCTGCCCAACCTCGCCGGGTTGTTTACTTACGCCATCGAGAAAGGCTGGCGCGAGAATCCGATTAACCCAGCCGATCGCGAACGACTTAAGATTGCCGGGCTTAAGGCTCAGAAGCACGAGGTAAAACATTTCGAGGCGTGCCCGTACCCACGCATACCCGAAGCCTGGGAGCGGCTACAGGCATTCACCGATACGCAGATGATGTCCCTGCGGTGGGCGATACTAAATGCTTCGCGCCCGAAGGAGGCTCGCCGACTACGCTGGGAATGGATCGACTTAGAGAACCGTACGGTTACCATTCCCGGTAGCGAGATGAAGGGCGGGCGGGCACATCGTATTCCATACAGCGCCGCCTCGGCTGAGTTGCTGGATACGATGCGCGCCGTCTGTACCAGCGACTGGGTGTTCCCCAACCACTACGACAAGCCATACAGCGCTGATCTGTTCTCGATGCTGGCTCGCCGCGTAATGCCTGACATACCGGGGATCACCTCGCACGGCTTCCGGTCGAGCTTCAGTACGTGGGTTACCGAGACGACGACGTTCGAAACAGAGATGCGCGAGGTAGCGCTGGCGCATCAGGTAGGCGACAAGGTGGCGCAAGCCTATCAGCGGGGCGCGATGCTCGCTAAGCGCCGCACCATGATGGAGACCTGGGCCGCGTACTGCCAAGGTAAGGGGATCGACCGCCGGTTCCGCAGCGAGTTCGTCGTTGTTGCGGCTTAGCGAAATGGCTGATCCAGTAAGATGGTTCGATGCCCTAGGAAAATGCCCTTGCGGCCAATCGGCAACTGGTATCCTGCGCGGCCTTAGTGATGAGAGCTACGGTACGTACTGCTATCGCTGCGCCACGAAACGGCTAGCCGCAGCAGCTCGCGAACGCCAGAAAGAAGCGGAGCGCGAGCATGCTGCAGAAAATAAGATAGACGCTGCGTTATCCCCCGCGTCTACACCGGATACCCGCGTTGCTTGGTCCGTCAAGGACTGGGCGAAGGCGGTATCGGTTACACCAGTTACAGTCCACCGACTGATCGCCGCGAATAAAATTCGGTCGCGCCTAATGGGTAGCCGTAAGCGGCTGATTCTTACCCCGCCCCAGGAGTACGTGCAGGGGCTCGAAAAAACCCACGGCGCAACCGACTAACGGTGGTGTAAACAGGAACGCCGGCTAGGTGGTCTAGCCGGCGAACCCGAAGAAGGAGACAAACTTTTTTCCGCCCTTTAGGGCGGTGTACCTACGAACCAGGCGTTAACCATCAATTCGGGTTGACACCAAAAAACCCCGACTCTATGTTCAAGGGGCGACAACAGCAGTGAAGCCCATTGTGGGTTTTAACAGCAGGTCGCAAAAAGGAGAAGTGTAATGGCGTGGACGCCAAAGGTAACCTGCAACCTCTATGATGGTCAGCAGGAATTTCAGGTCGCGGTTAAAAAGTTTCGCGACTGGGCCAAAGATCAGCCGCTACCGACGATTACTCTGACTACGGGATGGCACACGATCACCCCGGAGTTGGCGGAGAAGTTGCTGATTGGTAACAAGCACAACCGCAAGCTGCGCTACCCCGACGTGCTGCGCTACGCCACGCAGATGGCGAACAAGCGGTGGAAGAAGACGGGAGAGCCGATTATCATCACCGATCACGGCGTTGTCGAAGACGCCGGCCATCGGCTAACGGCGTGCTACTTCGGCAACGTGCCGTTCGACACGTTCGTTGTAACCGACGTACCCCACGATGATGATCTGTTCGCGTACATCGACAACGGCGTATCCCGTACCGGGGAGGATACGTTGCAGGCTGCCGGCATCAACGGGCTGAGCCCCATCATCCAGTCCGTAATCAGGCAGTATGCAATCCATTACGACGAAGGTAACCTGACTTTCGCCGGACGTGGTGCGTTGTCGCCCATCACTAATATGGATATCTTAACCTACATCCGCAATCATCCGACACTTGAACAGGTCGCCCGGCTAGTCACCGATCTGTATCAAGGGGCAGCAAAACGCCTCGACGAAAAGGTGGTAACGACGTTCCTGGCGTGGAAGGTGTATGACTCTTTCGGCTCAGGTGTGCTGGAAGACTTCATGTCGCTCATCACGCAAATGGACCTGCAGCCGGGTCATCCAGTACACACCCTGCAACAGCGCCTGGATCAACACTTCGCGGCCAAGGAGGCGGCGCCGCGCAGTGCCAAGGCTAAGTTTAAGATGAAGAACATTGAGATCCTGGTGTTCGCCATGCGCGCCTTTAACGCGTGGCAGCAGGGCAAGCTCAACGTGCGGCGTCTCGATCCCCGTACCGACGATCCGTTCCCCAAGATCGAGCGGCCGGCAGACGAAGACGAAGCACCGGTAGCCGCTGCCGCTGAGTAAACCCTGCAAGGATTTCACATTTAAAGGGGCGGGGTTTATCCTCGCCCCTTCTTCTTAAGGACCCCGACAATGTCTACCCCCGTCACCTCCCTGTTCCCCCACCCGCCTATCCCGCACCACCCCGACGCCAGTCTCTTTCCTATGATGGACGAGGTCGCGCTAAACGAATTGGCAGCCGACATTAAAGCCAACGGTTTGCACGAAGCGATCAAGGTGGATCATACCAACCGCCTACTGGTCGATGGCCGCAACCGCGAGCGCGCATGTGCTATTGCCGGCGTTGACCCACGCTACGAACGCCTACCCGAGAAGACGGATATCTTCAACTACATCGTCTCTATCAATCTGCGCCGTCGCCATTTGACCGACGAGCAAAGGCGAGAGGTTGTTCGCGTGATCGCCGCGCGTAATCCAGATCTAAGCAACCGTAGCATTGCGAAGCTAGCGGGTGTTAGTGCTCCAACTGTGGCAGTAGCCCGCAACGCAACTGTAAAAGACCTTACAGTTGATTCACATAAACCGATTGTACAAAAGACCAAGGGTGCAGATGGTCGTATGCGCCCTGCTACCGGCCAGATCAGCGAGGCAACGAAACAAGCCATTGTAGCGGACTGTATCGCCAACCCGGAGGAGCAGAAGTCTATTGCCGAACGCCACGGCGTCTCGTCAAACACCGTGGCTGGGATCAGGAACCGCCTACGAGCAGCCGGTCAACTACAACCGTCCAGTAGGCTGCCTCTCCCCCCTCCTAAGAGAGCAGCCCCGCTGCCACCAAAACCGACGATCAAAGAGCTGATGGAGAAGCGCGCGGCGGCGGGCACATTCAAGCTGACGCGCGAAGAAAAAGGCATGGGCACGGTTGAGTACGGCAAGCAGCAGGCCGAGGGGTACCCGCCAGGGTGGACCAACGACCATGCTCACGTCGATAGGACCGGCGCACGCACCCAGATTTACACCCTGGACCAGATCGCCGAACAGCGGATGGTCCAGCGCTTCCAGAAAATCCTAGCCGGGGTTGACAAGGCGATACAGGTTGTTGGCCGCCAAGAGGAAGGCAGTAAGGTGGCACCTATCACCAGCGCAGCGAACGCACCAACCGCCGCCGATATCGACAGCCTGTCGCAGAAAGGTCGCGACGCTCTGAAGGCGCTATTCCAGCGCCGCGCATGGCTTATCCGGCTAGTTGCGTCCTACCTCGATAAGTTCGACGAGGTGGTGCCAACCACCACCTAGCGATCTGCCCAACTGGTCCAGCTGGACCAGTTGGGCAGGCAATCTGCCCAACTGCCGCATCTGCGGCAGTTGGGCAACAAACCACTGGCGCCGACGGCAAGGACCGCCCCGCCGCTGGTCGGTACAGTGCCGAGGAAAAGGCCGAGATCGTCGCCGGGATAAGTCAACTTGCCAGATCCCAGCGGGTGTGGTCAGATAGCTCCAGATTATAAAGGTTATGCTAATGAACCCCCCGGTCCTCGTCACCCGCGTCGCCTGGTCGGTCAAAGACTGGGCCACAGCTGTCTCGGTCTCGCGGGTCACGGTTCACCGGCTGGTCAGGGCCAACGCCATCAGGTCGAAGCTGATGGGGCGTAAGAGGTTAATCCTGACCACCCCCGAGGAGTACGTCGATGGGCTGAACGGCGCCACTACGGTAGTGGAGCTACCTGCGATAGCGGCCAGGGAGAACCAAGAATGACCCCGCGCCCCTTCGACGCCTACCTGCACGATAAGATGACAGCCCACGTATCCGCTATCCTTGGCGCCTACATGGAGAACCCGGATGACGTCGAGCTAGCGACCGAGGATATTATGGAAGCCATCGAGAACGAGATGATCTGGGCCAATGGCGGAAATCGTACCCCTTGACGCGGGCGCCTACCGGGACATCCCCCGGCAGTTGCGCCTCCTAGCCGACGAGATCGAAAACGGCGAGCACCCGGACCTGATGTTTATGCTCGCCGTACTGGCGAAGCCGCACGCCTACTGCGAGGTCCGGGGCTGGGGCGAGTACACGATGCTCGAAGCGATCGGCGCCCTGACGCGCGCGGTAACCCACCCCACCGCTAGTCTCGACGATTAGCGGAGGGATAGGGAGCCGGGATTGACCCCGGCTCCCACTCCTGCTACAGGATCAGCACAAACTTGACCCGGAACGGACCAAGCCTCTTACGACGGGTTACAGCCATCGTACCCTCCTTGACGCCGGCTTCGGGACCACCCCTGGCCGGCGTCATCATTTTAACTCAGTGGTTGGGCTCCTCGATACGCTTGATGATCTGGCGCTGGTCAAAATTAACAATCGGCTCGCGTATCCCAGGGGCGTACCAATCGCTACCTTCCCGCAGCACAACAAAGGTCGTGTTATCCTCCAGGTGCCGCGCCCAGTAGTAGCCGTCAGTCACTAGACCACATTCCAGTGCAGTAGCTCCCCGTCGTGGAGTTCAGTCGGATCGCACCAACAATCAGGCCCGTCTACGTGCGGGCGGCGCACGTCGAAGATATCAAACGCCTGATGCATCGGTACCGGTGGGTCGTTCGAGCACTCCTCGCCCTCACAGCAATACACCACCCCCCGGCTCTCGCACACGTCACACGGGTAGTCGAACGCTTCATTCCCCGGATATGACCGGAGCTTCCTGTAGCCGGTGCCAAAACATGCAGGGCAAATCACGGCGCCACCTTCTTCCGGTTGTAATCATACCCGGCGAATCGCCGCGTCAAGGCGTTCTTGGCGCGCATCGCCTTTGTAAAGTTGCGGGGGTTCAGCTCGAACTCGACGATCTGCTCCATCAGCTTATGACAGTAAGCGATCTCGGTCAGGCTCTCGAACTCAGCGCTTTCGCGGTGATCCATTGGTTTTCCTCGTCTGGCTGAGCGCAATCGCGATTGCTTGTTTTGGGTTTTTAACCACAGGCCCGCCCCTACCGGAGTTCAGCGTCCCCGCTTTGAACTCCTTAAAGACCTGCGCTTTGCGTTGGGCTGGCGTTCCTTTGAGTGGCATCAGTAGAACCTCGTCGCTTCGCGGAAGGGTCGCTCCTCCCGCTTGGTGGGACGCGCCCCGTAGAACTCCGGCCGGGCCTCGCGCTTGCGCTCTTCCTTCATGGCTTCGCGCAGCTGCGAAAACTTGATCGGGCTGACGCGCCGGAACTCTTCGTTATTCATGTAACGTCGTACGGCGGTCATATCCTGGCCGCCCGACAACACATAACGATCCATCGCCTTTTTGCGCGCGTACTCGAACTCGCCCTTATATTCCTCTTCGGCGTGGCGGCGCTCACGAGCAAGCGCGGGTTCGTAAGGATTAAACCCCGTCGCCTGCAGGGCTTGTTGACCAAACGTGACCTGGCTCGGCGGGGTAATCGTCCGGCCTCGTTTATCGGTTACACCCTCCTGACCCAGCTGGTACGCCTTGATCGGATCGCTCAGTACGCGGGGCATCAGCAGCTTAGCGGCGCGACCAAAGTTGCCCGAGGTTAGCTCGTGGAAACCTTCGAACAGCTGCCCGGCGACGTCGCCCGACGCACCGGTCATTCCCTGCATAATGAACTGCCCGGCGCCGGCTTTGTCGAAGGTGCGCACCTCCGGTACGTCGACCATGTTAGTGAGCTTCAAGCTGCGCGACTGCTTAGCCCCGGCGAGCCCGAACAACCCGGAGGACGCAAACCTGCCCGCCGTCTCGCCGCCCATGTCGGTGATCGCGCGGCGCAGATCCAGTTCGTAGTCGTGCGGCTTCTCCTTGCCTGAGAACAAATCCCAGGCGCCCAGCAAGGCCACTACCGGTAGTGCCATCATGTTCCCGGTGACGCCGGCCAGGATCGAGTGGGTGGCGACGAGGCCGGTCAGGGCTTTAATTGCTTCGGCCCGCTCCTCGGGACGGAACATGGCTTTGCGCACCAGCCCGCCCATCACCGAGTACATATGAAACCCGTACTGCTTGTACTGCATCATCGCCGGGACGAGTTCCTTGGCGATCGGTCCACGGGGCGTCGTGATGCGGGGTTTATTCCAGGCGCCCCATACCGGCATCGCGTCCATCGCGTGCCTAACAGCTTCTCGTTGTGCTGTAACGTCGTCGGCGCCGCGCGATTTCGCCAGGTCATACCCAGCCTTAAGCACCACCGTACGCATGGTGCTATCCACCGTGTGCTCGCCGACAGCAAACAGGTTCGCCATATTCGCTGGCAGGTTAGACCATCTTGGAAATTTACCTCCGGTCGGGTCGCCAAAGTCGAACCCGCCCTGCCTCGACATACGCTGGACTTCGCGCGACTGGGTGTGATCGACAATCCCAAAGTCTTTGGCGTAGTCCATCAACCCGCGCATCGCCTGTTCATGCGCGGCGTCGCCGGGCTTCAGGTTGATCAGTTTCTGGGTGAGCATGTCGCCGACGTGCCAGTCGGAGTGCTGCATCTCGCCCGTGACGGCTTTGAGCGCGTTCTTAAAGCCGCGACCGATACCGCTCGGCCCCAGATCTTTCATCGCCTTGACGATCGACGCTGCTGCCCGGCCATGACCGTACGCGGCGCCGAGGAAACTCTGCGCGTTGGCGTGCGCGTCCGCGACCTGGATCGCCAGATGCGCCGGACGAGCCAGGTGGTAGGCCCAGCTTGCCCCGGTAAACACCCCCGCAGCTTTACCGAGAGCGCGGCTGGAATCGTCGCCGTCTACGGGCGCGCGCCGCGCCTGCAGCTCGTTAAATGTTTCACGAGCGCGCATCGCCTGGACGCTGGTCGGGGGTTTTTCCAACCATTGGTGTTGCTGACGGGCATGATCCAGGTCGGCTTTGGTTACCGCCGGGTCCTTGTTGGCGAAGCGGGTTTCGAGCGCGTCGAGCTGTTTCTTGGAACGCTCGATCTCCACCTTGGTACCGGGCGTGCCGGTTGCCTTCTCAATATTATCGGCCTGTTGGCGGGCCTGGCGCATCGCCTCGGTCTCGGCCGCGCCGTGGGTCAGGTGACCAAACAGCGAAGCCGTCGAGTGGTAATGCTCGACCAGGTTACGCGCCGCGTCCTGGCTCGCACCCTGCACCCCAGTACGGCGCATGCGGGAGCCCGCCTGCGCACCCGATACCTGACGCCGCAGCATCGCGTAGGTGTAGGCTTCCTTGGCCTGCTCGATCTGTTCCGGCGTCGCGCCCCGCTTAACCATCGCCCGTTCCATATCGGCGAAGGCGTTCTCGGGCATGAACTCCCGGCGGTTCGGGTTGGCGCGCTTGTTGAGCACGTCGCTGACACGAACCCCCTCGGCGGTCTTGTCGGTCTTGGCTAGTTCGTCGAACTCCTTCCGCAGCTCGATCCGGCGAGCATCCGCGTCGGACGACCGCTCAAACTGCTCCATGCCAAAATGCTTGGTCCCCGGCTCGCCGTAGCGGACGACGTAATCCCCGTAGCGGCGCAGCGGGAAGTAATCCCCCTGGACAAACCCCGCGTCTTGCAATCTGGCAATGTCCCGCACCAAGGCGCGCGAGTTTTCCCAGCGCTCGCCGAACGCCTGGCTTAGCACGTCGGGGTTGTTGATGACCTCCTTGATACCGGCCTTGGTTCGCATCTTCTCGCCCAGCGCCTCGGCCTGCGCCTGGGTGATATCCGGCATGTAGCGCTTAAGGACGTCCTCGTACTCAAGCCGACGCTGCTCGTCGTGGGTATTACGATAATAGTCGCGCACGTCGGAGTAGAGCTTTCGGTCTTCGGGAGAAAGATTATTAAACCGCTCGCGCAAACCAGGTTTACCTGGCTCTCCATCCACTACCTTTATCTGGTCAGCAGTTAGATGGGCGTTACGCTGAGCAAACAGGGTGGGCTGATCGGTCAGGTAGGTCTCGTTCAGCGTCGCGTCGTTCATCAACCCGCCGACGTCGCGGCCATACTTAAGTTGGCGCGCCCAGCCCTGTACGCGATCACCCCATTTATCACGGTACTCCGCAGCAGCCCGCTCGATGCGCGCCCGCGCCCGCATAACCTGCGGCCCGGCGGGCAGTACGTCCTGGTTAAACTCGGTGAGCTTATGGGTCGGCGAGCTGAGCAGCCCGGTCTTGGCGCCTGCGCTGGCGAGGCCGCGCCTCCACCCACCCTCGCCCAGGCGTTCTTTAACCCCTTCGCGCGACCAAATGGGCGCGTCGGCAAACGCCTCGCCCAAGGGGTGTAGTTTATCCCGCACCCACTGGCTCGGCAGACCATCGGTCGGGACGTCGCCTCGCTTCCAGCGCCGCCCGCCACTACCCGGTAGCGGGGCGTTAAACTCCAGCCCCATATCGACGGCGGTACGGTGCGCGCTGCCGGCCTCCAGGATATTTCCTACCGGGTCGAGCACCCGGTCGAGCACCGTACCCTTTTTGAACCCGACGATGTCCTTGACGAATGCCTTGAAGGCTTGCCACAGCGTCGCGGGCTCACCGTAGCCCAGGCGCTTCATCTCGGCCTTGAACTCGGGGCTCGCCTCGGTACGGGCCATGACGGCTTTCACGTACGGGTTCGCCATGATCTGCGAGATCAGTTCGTGCTTACCCTGGACGATGCGCTCGGGGCCGGCGACGTTGTTCCCGATTGCAGCCCGCACTGCGTAATCCAGCGCGTCGTATTCCTCGTCCGAGATCGCGTGCTCGTCCCGTACGCGGGTGGTCTCTTTCAGGATCGCGTCCAGCGTATCGACGTGATTTTGCTCGCGGTCGGTTAGGTGCTCGCCGTGCTTTACCTTCTCAAACAGATGGTCCAAATACTTAAAAGTTACCGCGTGCGTCGCTTCGTGCAGCACAGTCTCAAGGTGTCCTGTCGTATCCCCCTTGAGGCCGATCGCGTCGTGCGCACCGAAATACGTACCGGCGGACCTCTCGCCCTTGGTAGCGATACGCTCGGACCCAACGCTGTCGCCGAGAGCCTTATAACTCCCAACCTCTACGTGGTCCGGCAACAGGCGCAGATAGTGTCTTGCTAACTCAACCATATCCGGGGCGGCGATCTTCGCCCCCGGATCGTTGACGATGTCGTTAAGGTAGTCGTGGACGCTGTCGAGCGTCTTCGTTTCGGTCGAGCGGTCGATCCGGTCCTTGAGTTTGCGGTTGATACTTAAACTCTTCACCGCCCGCGCTAGCTGATGGGACTTGGTTACCATCGGATCGGACCACGGCGCGTTGGCTTCGGCGTCGCCGCCTTTCTCCTTCGCCGCCCTAGCCGCCTCGCGTGCGTCGCGCAGTTTCTTAATTTTTTCTAACTCACGGTTCCTTTTTTCTTGTTCGTTTTCCGGTGCGCGGACAGCTGCCTCGGTATCGGTATCCTCTTCCTTGCCGCGCAGCTGGTCGCGATGTCTCTTAATATCTTCGAGACGCTCGCGCTCCAGCTCGTGCCGGCCGCGCTTTGCAATGCGCGCCTGCATCTCCTTGTTTAACTCTTCAAATCGCGCTTCCGTTAGATCAGTATAATTTTCATGCGTATCAGGATTCTTATCGCGCAATGTTTTATTCAGACGCTTCAACAATACTTCTCGCTTCTCCGGTGTAAGTTTATTCTCCTCCTCGACCCGCTTAACTGTCCGTTCTACATGCTGCTGATCTACCTCGTTGTATTTATCGGCGCGCGGAATAACTACGTTATCCAGATAATCGGCGAGATCCTTATTACGTCGAGGCCGCCCGCGCGTACCCGGCGCCTTCGTGCCCGCCGCTTCAGCCGCCTGGTCTACCGTCTTGTTACCCTGCAACACGTCGTGAAGCAGATCGTGATACCGCAAATCTTTGTCGGTAGTGGTCTTCGAGCGCGTTTCGGCGATACCCCCCTCAGTCGCCTCGATCTGCATCCCCTCGCCGACTTCTTCGATCGGCGTACCCCGAGTAACCTTGGACGTTGCCGGCTTTTCCTGAACGTCGCTGAGGTCTCTTCCCGCTTCGCTCGCCATCAAAGATGTACGTCGCGCCTCCTGCGCACGCGGGGGAAGTTTTTCAGCGCGGCGTTCGGCTAACCTACGTTGCTGCGCGGCTTCGGCTGCATCGGCAGCTTCGCGTTGGGCCGGGATCTCCTCGCCAACCGCAGCTTCGCCGCGTTTACCCACCACGACCTCGACGCGCTTGGTGGGACGCCTCACTACGGTAGTGGGGGTGGTGGGTTTAGCGGGCTCTTCAGCCTGAGCCTGGGACTTCGCAATAGCTTCTTCGGCTGCGGCAGGCTGTGGTTTACGTCTAAGCTCAGGTCTAGCGGGGGCTACTTTCTCCGTAGGTGCAGCAACAGGTGTAGGCGCTGACGCCTCTTCGATCGGCGCAGCCGTCGACTCAGCGGCAGCCTTCGCCTTCTCGGCGATGATGTACTCCGGGTTAAGCAGTTCGTTCTTGACAACCGGAGCTGCCTCTTCGTAGGGCGCGCCCTTGCGCTGGACCGCATCGGCGATAGTTTCTTGCGCCGTACCGCCTTTACCTATCACTTCACCCGCCGGGTTCTTTGCAACCTGGCGGTTGGGGTCCAGATGGTCAGGTTCGAGCTTGTACCCGGCAGCTTCTGCGGCCTTTAGTGCATCGGCAGGCTGAGTTATATCTGTTGTAGTTTCAGGACGCGCATTGCGAACCGCCCCGGTCCGTTGCTGCTCCGGGTTTAGCGTAATACCAGCGGCTTCAGCGGGAGTTTCGTACTCATTAGGGACCGCGTCGGCCTGCGCCCCGCGCTGCTTTTGCTGTTCAACCCAAGCCTCGTGGCTACTTCTCGTGGCCGCGAGCGGGTCAAATCTTCCGGTAGGGGGTCCTGCGGCGAGCACCTCCGGCGGGATCGGCGGCAGCGGCTCCGACTTCGGCGGGTTAACCGCCGCGTCGATCGCCGCTGTCGCTGCCGGGTCCCCTGATACCGTGGGAGGCGCAGTCTCGGGCGATCCCTTAGGACTATCACCCTCGCGCGGCGGGTAGGGTCGCGGCGGTAGATCAGGACCAAACTGCTCAGGCGACTCCCTCGGAGGATAGGGCCTTGGAGGTAATTCGGGACCGTACTCCTCGCCAGGAGGCGACTCGCGGGGAGGATAAGGTCTCGGCGGCAGCTCGGGGCCGTACTGTTCACCAGGAGGCGGCTCAGCTGCTGGAGGTGGCGGTGTTCCCTCGGCAGCTGCCTTGTCAGCAGCCTCCTTATCGGCAGCAGCCTTCGCCCGAATACCCCGCTGGCTGGCAAGACCGCTATGAACACCAAGCCCCAGCCCCATGAGCACGCCGCTCGCCCCAGCTTCGGCGAACTCGCCCCCGCTAGGTAATTCGTAGGCACCTATGTCGCGCGCTGCGACGGCTTTTGGTATGGGCTTGAGCGCCTCGCTGACCGTACTGACGACGGGCATGCCGACAGTGGCGCGGGCTATGTTATTAGCCAGGCTCTTACCCGCTGCGCCCTTCACAAAAGGTGCCGGCGCGCCCCATGTCGCTAAGCCTATCCCAGCCCCTGCCAGGGTTGCGGCCCAGTCACCGCCGCTTTCCTCGTACGCCTTGTTGGCGCCCTCCATCGCGCCATAAACCATCATGACCGGCAGACCGAATTTCTTGTACCCGACGAGCATCGGGATCATTTCGCCGATCTTACCAACCACGTACCGAGGGGCATTGCTAGGATCGTCGAACGCCGCCATGACGTTGGCAACGGTCGGCGCATAGTCCTTCTCGGCCTCGGCCGCGCGTTTCGCGAGAGCTTCCTTGTCGCTCTTCGCCGTCGCCTTCAACCATTGGCTGCCGGTCCAGTCGGCCAACTTATCCTCGACGGTGTTGGCAATACCCTCGACGCCGTGCAAAGCGCTAACCGCGCCCCTCTGTACCCCGCGCCAACCCTCACCCAGGATGCTCGGCGGCTCCGGCTTAGCTGATTCATCGGAACCAACATAGATCGGCTCGCCTTTCCATTTGCCGCCACCCGAAGGACGCGAAGTCTCTTCGCGAGGTGGCGCCGTCGGTGCAGGCGCAGAGGTGGGGGTTTGAGCACCGGTTAAATCATAGTCTTCACTACCAGTAGGGGAGGGTGGAGCTAGCGGAGGAGTTTGTTCAAGGTCTGGCTCAAACGCAGGCGGAGACGTGGGAGTTAGCGCCGCAGCAGGCGGCGGCTCTCCCGGCGGTAGCCTGGAGCCAACGTCACGCCGGTATAGCTCCACCATGCGCGAGACTTCTTCGTCGTTGGTCAGGGTCGGGAAGTCGCCGCCATAAAGCGCGTTTGTATAAGATCCCGGCTGAACCTGCGGTACGACCTGATCAAAATATTCCGGCATCAAATCACCGAGGGGCTCTAGGTGGCGGGCGTGTACTGGACGACGGCTCGGTCTTGGATGGCAGATAAGGCAACCAGACCCGACGCGGCACGCGGGCCAGCTCGTTCCCAGCCTTATCTCTTATGTAAACCCAGTCCTCTCCGCCTTTCTGGCCGGGTTCCGGCTCGGCCTCGTGTAAGGAGTACTTATTAGTCATCAACCCGTGCATGTAATCCTGCGCGGTTTCATGGTCTATAGTCGGGTTATACGTCCGCATACCGGTATACATCTGTCGCGCCTTATTAGCCGCCGCCGGATCTTTGTAGGTTTCCTTGATCTGAGGACCAATATCAGCCAGATCCTCGTTCACAATCTTAAGCTGAGTACGGTCCTTCTCAGCAGCGGCGTCGGCTTTTGCCTGCTCTGTCGCGTGTTGTTTTTCGAGGCGCGCCTGCTCGGCTGCAGCACGACGTTCATCGGCAGCCATTGTGCGCTCGTGCGCCGCAGCGTTGGCTCTATCTTGCGCAGCCTGGCGGTCGCGCTCTTTTTGATCCGCCTGCTCCTGCAGCCGCTCGGTCTGTAGTTCGCGTGCCCGCTTGTCCGCCGCCGCCTGCTCCGCGCGGCGATCTTGAGTACGTATATCGAACTCGATCTGCTTCTCCTGGAGACTGCTCCGCGTCTGCTCGTCCGCGTGTCTCTCAGTCTCACGGTTATGCCGGCCAGTCTCGTTGGTCGTGCGCTCGTTGTGCAGATTAGTGAAAAAATTCTTAGGGTCGGACTGCGCCATCGCGAGCTGGCGCAACCCCTGCTCGGTCACCTGGAACGGCTTACCTATTTTGTCGTGGGTTTGCTCGTCGTATTTCTGACCAAAGATTTGATTATTAAGCACCTGGAAACCGATCGCCGTACCGTCGGTCACAAACGCGTGTGACTTAGCCAGGAACCTAACGGCGGTTTCGGGATCGTCCATCGTCCCGATAGCCTGCATCAGGTTCTCCATCGCGCCTTTGTGCTTCATGCGAAACACGTATTCCTGGGCGTGCTGAAGCCCGTTGATGTCGCCCTTCATGATCATCGCCCGCTCCAGGAGATCCTGGAAATGATCCCACCCCTCGCCGATCGACATGCCGCGCGGACCATTGCGCGCGATGTGGGTCAAGACCGCGCCGGTTCCCTGCGCGCCAGCACGCACGGCGCTGGCAGGAGTCATCGCCCCGCCGTTACCTTTTAGTCTATCAATCGGTGGAGCCGCAGTAGACGTCGGGGCTGAACCTGGGGGAGCCAAGGCTCTCGGTGCGCCGGCAGGAAGATTAGCCGGAGGCCCAGTATCGCCGCCCGCGCTCGGAGCTGTGGTTGAAGTTGGACCACCACTACCGGTAGCGACGGTTGCTGCAGCCGGCCGCCGGGGATATTCAGCCGCAGGATCAATCCCCTGCTGTGTTTCAGCCAGCCTCTCGCTAGGAAGCCGCTCGTCTGGCAGAGCTGCGGGAGGAGCAGTAGGAGCAGTAGGTACCACATCCGGCCGCCCACCCTGGACCCGCGCCAGCTCCTGTTGGTTGAGCTGCGCAGCCATGTTGTCGGTGCCGATAGCTTGGCCTGGAGCGGGAGGACGCACCGGAGGAGCACCACTACCGGTAGTGGGTTGATCCAGGTCGGGCGTAGCCAACGGACGCCCACCATAGCTATCAGGAGACGGTGTTTGTCTAAGTGCGCCGCCTACAGCGTAACCACCGGAGGTATCCGGGATAGCTGGAGGTGGTGGAGGAGGGGATGGCGGCGCAGGAGCCAGCGGTCCATAGTCGCCAGTTAAAGTCGGCTCGCGCGGTGCCGGTGGCGGTGGCGGCTGTAGGCTGGCAACCCGCGCTTCCTCCGGGGATTGGCGCTGCCAACCAGTATCGTCAGGAGTAGGGGGTGTCGGCGCGGGAGCAGCAGGCATCGGCCCCGTATATGCCTGCGCCCGCTGCCCTTCGAGATCGCGAGCTGGAGGCGGCGCAGGCACTCGTGCCGCGCGCTCGCGCATAACCTGCTCGACCGGCACCCCCCGCGCCACCGCCTCTTCTTGCGGCGAGCCTTGGAGCCCCTGGCTTCCTGCCGCTAAGGCGGCCCTTGCCCCGGAAACATCGAACACCTGACCCGGCTGCTGCTCAGCCGGCAGCCTGGTCGGCGGGGGCGCGTACGGCGCACCAGGCCCAGTCGTCGTAGGCATAATTGCCTCGCGGTACGCCGGATCGACTAGGGCACGCTGAATATCGACCTGGTTCGGACCCACCGCGCCAGGGATCATGCGCTCGCCGCTTGGAGGCGGCGGTACCGGCGGCTGGCCCCGCTGCGCCCCGATCGCACGCTCGATCCCCGCTGTCGCGGCCGGCACATCGGTGAGCGGCGGCGGACGCACCGGAGGCGGCGCCGGGCGCTGCCATACGGCGTCGTCGCCGCCATAGGACGAGGAAGGTCCTGCAGGCGGAGCGGCGCGAGCCATCCCAGTATCGTCGGGAGGCGGCTCGGGTGGGCCTTGCGGGCGCATAAGCTCCGCTTCCCGCTCTGCCGCAGTGGGGCCAGGACCCGGCCCGCCCCGGCCCAGTACTTTATTTATAAATTCAAACGTACCATCCGGCGCCATGCGCCGATGCTCGTCAGGGTCTTGGTTTAACAACGTGTGTATCTGATCGCCGCCGCTATAATAAGCGGCGAACGCATTGGGCGTCCCCACGCCAAAGCGGTTGGAGATGCGCTTATACTTCATCGCCCCCATAAAGAGGTTATCAATGGGGTCGTTGATATCGAGGTGACCCTCGGGGTCGAGCTGACGCGCGTCGTCGGGAGTTAGCCCCATATACCCGGTGCGCATGCCATTACGCGTGTTTGGATCGTAGTCGCTATTGGCGTAGACCAGCGACGCGAGGTCGGTACGCGGGATATGAATCTCGTCAGCGACGTGGGTCACCGCCTCGTGGAGCTTAGGATCGACGTCCTCCAGATCCTTGTAGTGCTTATAGGGGACGGAGGAACGCGGCTCGTGGTCAGGATAGTCCTCGTTGCCCACCGCGCTGCCGCCCATCGCGCCCTTAAAACGCATCGGGATCGAGACGGTAGTATCTTGTTGTGCTGCAACGGGATTGACCAACCCGGATTTGTATCGCCCCCCAGGAGCGAGGGCTTGGTAGATTTCTTCTTCACGAGGTGCGTCGGACATCAGGCGAGACCACTATAGAGGTCGTTGGGGTTACGCGGAGCGAGCGCCGTCTGTTGAGGTAAGTATTGCTGACCTACCAGCTGCGCTAGAACGCTAGGCGGCGGCGGGGCCTGCGGACGGTTGTAGATGTCCGGCGGCGGTTGGCCACCTGGCGCACTCGGCGGGCCGCCAAGCGCGCTCATCTGCTGCGGCCTGCCGATAAACTTAGGCGGCGCGCTGGGCGGGGCGTCCATGCTAAAACTTGGCACCGGAGCTAGCGACAACGCAGCCGGTGCAGGCGCAGCAGCTGCTGGCGCAGCAGCAGGCGCAGGAGCGGACGTACCAGTAGTCGCGCCCCCGCCCGCCCGCACCGCATCTCCTGCCGGGTCGGCTGTCGTCCCGGCGGACATCGGCGGCGACGCAGTAGTAGAAGCGCGCGCGCCTCCGGGAGGAGCAGCGTCAGGATTACTAAAATTACTCACCGCCCAAGGGGCGTGGTTCGCTGGTCCATGCCATTGACCGGCAAACCATTTCGCATTGCCTTTATTCGCCGCCATTTGCTGCATGGCATAGCGAGCTTGTTCTTTCCAAGTACCAGGATCGCGGATGTTAATACCAGCCTTTAATGCTTCGTTACCCATCCCCCCGCCGGTATACATTTGAAAGTCGCCAAACGACTTACCGTTATCACCGACGTATTTATGCAGACCTTCTTTGTCGATAGTCATAAGGATGGCTTGAGCGTTTAACCCATATTCCTTAGCAAGCTGATTATAATACTCAATACGCTCAGCTTTAGGAGCGACGTGGCCGTCACCGGTTTGTTTAGGATCAAAAGACGAAACACTCCCACCGCTCCCGCCACTACCCCCAGAACCGCCTCCACTACCGGTAGTGCCGTCGGTATCGTAAGCTGCTTCACGCGTCGTCGAGCTATCGTCACCACCACCAGCTTTCTGCTTTAACCTCTCATCAGCGGCTTTCTCCCACGCCAGAGAAGTCTTCAGCTCCTGGGATTTCTTTTTGATATCCAGCATGCTGTTGTAACCGGACTCGAAGCCGGTCACAAACCGCTCTAACCCACTTACCGGATACCCACCGGAGGTATAGTTTTCAGCCATGATAGTTACTCCTCAACGCAGCGTTTGTCGCGCGTTCGTAGTTAACCATCTTAATACCGGACCCGGTCGTGATCACGGCGTCACGGTCTACCTGCTCAACCTCGTCGGCCATGTATCCCAGGCGCCATTCCGGGTCTTCGCGATACCTGAACAGATGCACCGGTAGGGCGCCCACCTGACCGACAACCCTGGTGTCTTCCTTTAAGCGACGGTCAGACGCCCCAAACCCCGGTATGAACGGCACCGCCATACCGGCGATCTTACCGATGGCGCCCCACGGCGACTGCGCGGCCTGCGCCTTGTAGCCCTCCATCTGATTGCTATACATGTTGTTCATAAGGTTGCCGGCCGTACCGATCACGCTCCCGGCGTTACCAAGTGCCTGGTTCTGAGCCCCAAACAGACTAGTACCCGACGAACCGTAAGACCCGGAAAGCTGAGTATAGGGGTTGCTTAAACCCGCGTAGGCTGTGGGCGAGCCCATCATGTTCGTAGCCGAGTTCATAAACCCGCTGCCGGCTTGTATCCCCGCTCCTCCGACGGTCGATCCAGCCAGGCCGGAAGTCGTTTGCTGGTTACCTAGCCCCGCCTGCGCGATGGCCTGGGCCGGCAATTTCTGGCCCATCTGCAGGGCGGCAACTTCGTATTGCTTACCTTGGGCTTCGGTCTGCTTGCGGGCCATTGTGCCCGCAGCAGCCATTGCCGCTGCTTTCGATATATCAATCGCCTGAGTTCGACCGTACGCACCTTGCGAGGGGTCCACGCCATACGATGCCAACTGTCGTTTGGCAGCGTCCTGAGTAGACTGGAAAGCAGTCGCGACGTCGCCTCTCGCGGCAGCGGCGTCTTGTTCCATACGAGCGGGTGACGCATAATCAAACGCCTCCTGGGTAAACTGATCCTCCCGAGGCGCGTAGGTGGTCATATAACGGTTATAAGTTTCCTGCGCCTGTTTATTAGACAACGCGGCGTTTTCGGTCTGTTGTTTCTGGTTATCCAGTGCCGCTCCAGTGAAATCCAGCTGCGAGTTCATATACTTCTGCAGGTACGGCAGCATGTCCTGATATTGTTCAACCCCAATATCGGACTGCCGTTGCGCCAGGTTGCCATAAAGCTGCGCTTGCTTTGCCGACTCGGCAGCCCAAGCATTTTGACTAGCCAGCTGTTCACGAGCGATCTCGCCCTGAATGCGCGCAGCCTCGGCGTCGGACGCAGCGGTGACTTTCGAGCTTTCTAAGAGCGGGCCATAGTTAGGGGGCGGCGGCGGCGAAGATTTACCCATCAGGCCGCTTCCTTATTCAACGGCGCTTTCAGCGACTGCCAGCGCTTAGGTTTATAGCGCAACCAAGGACATGTGTCCTTAGTCATGCTGAGGATCAACATATGGCGCCCCGGCCCGTAAGCGTCGCGGATCGTCGCTTCGAGCCCCCAGCCGGCGCGCATATCCATCGCAATGATCTCGTGTTGGTCCGACGAGAGTGGGGTGAGCATTTTATGGACGCCCAACTGTTCGAAGGCGTAATGAAAAACCAGCCAGAGGAGATCCTTGGAGCACCAGCGTTTATCCTGGGACGCCATATGAACCGTCAGGCTACCACCCAGAAACCAGGTCAGGACGAACCCGCCTAAAATCCTATCGCCGTCGTGCGAAGAGAACGTATTATCCAACCGGGGAGTAAACACCCCACCTAGCTGGCCCATAATCCACTCACCCGCACCAGGCTCATTGATACGGATATCGTGCATCACAAAACAGGCGGCGCGTCGGCGATCCCAAGCGCGATCAATTGGGTGGAAATCGCGTTGTGCCGCGCGATCATCGCGTTGCGCACCTCAGTGAGAAGAGCCGGGGTCGGCGAGACGGTAGACAATCTTACCGGCATAATCGGCGCGGTCCCTCCCGCCCCGATTTGAACCGGCGGCGAGACGGTAAACATACTGACCGTGCCGCCATCGTCGAGCATGGTAAGCCCGGCGTTGATCATCGCCTGCTCTTCGTAGAGGACGTTGATCTCCGGGAGATCCGAATAAGCTGCCATCAAACTTTCTCCTCTGCGGGCTGCGTCGTGATTACCGGCGGACCACCGCCTTGTGCATGGTCCGGCGGGCCGCCGGTAACACCGAGGTCGCGCAATTCTTTGTTGATGTCGTTGTATCGCTGGATCAGATTTGTGTGGATACCCGCCATCAAGCTCTGACCCGGGTCCACCGTGGTAATCATCACACTCATCAGCGGCATCGTCGGCGGCACTACCGGTAGTGGCTCGCCTTCCTTGGCAATCGGCGGCGGCCCCGGCGCAACCGTGTAACTGATCACGGTGCCGTCGTAATCTTCGAGAAGCGTCAGCGCCTGCTGAATACGTGCCTGTTCGGCATACAGCGACTCGATATACGGGAGATCAGTATATTCAGCCATCGCGCGCCTCCAATTTGGCGGCCAGCTCTTGTACCGCGCGCCACAAGACGGCGGTGAGTTCGTGGTAGGCCAGCCCCTCGTGGTGGTTCATCTCGCTAACCGGGATGTGCCCGCCAAAATCGAGGCCCGCCTCCCGCATCTCGCGCGCCACGTCCTGGGCAACAAAGCCCCAATGGGTGCGAGTGTCTGGGCTGTCGTTGTATTTGTAAGTCTTCGGCTTGATCGCGCGCACCACGTCCAGGCAGGTTGGTGCCTCGGCAACATCGTGTTTCAAACTAGCGTCGGACGGGTTGTAGAAGTTGTAGGCGCTGACCTGATACCAGTTGCAGCCGCCGTGACCGTTATATTTGGTGTTGTTCTGGTCCGATCTAACGTGGATATTCTGATAGACAACTGTGCCAGCGGCTCGCACTATCGTATCCCAAGTGGCATTACCTAAATAATTGAGATTAGCGGAGCAACCGGCGATCTGATACCAATTATTACCGTTTGTGCGTCCGTATAGAAATCCATCGTTGCCCATTATAATATCGCTGCCACACCATATCTGACCGATGTTGTCCAGCCTGCCGTTGCACGTAAGCCACGGAATGGTTCCACCGCTTTGGAAGTTGATGGCGTGGGTGCCGTCGCCGATCCACAGAAGGTTGTCGTTGAGTATCCCTATCATAAAGTCGGTGCCACCGCCGGTATCCGTGCCGTAGAGACCGTAAGCATTTCTATGGAAAATTAAACGGCCACCAACATTTATGTCGGCGATAGAAAAGTAATTGATGTAAAGCGGATTTGACGAATTTAAGTGACTGTTGCCGTCGTTGAACATCTCAAGGTAATTATTGTCGTTGCCCCCTTGGTGAGCCCTGAGCCGTCCGCCACGAGCGTATATGTATTTGCTGTTGTAGACGTTAATGTCGCCGCCAAAATTGGTGAGTTGCTGCGACCACCAGTTAACGTAAAGGGCGTTCGGCGTATTTAAGTGGGCGTTGGTATCGTTGTATAACTCAACGTAGTTGGCGGTGCTGCCGATTTGGAATAATTGCAGACGGGCAGTATCCCCGGTAATTCTCGCGACAATATATCCGGTGTAGTTCTGCCACCAAAACCCATTGGGGCCGTTACTGCCCTGCTTGAATACCATCGTGCTGGTGTCGGCATAGATCAGCGGTCCGCCAGTGGTGTTGACCGTGTAACCAGCATTTACGAAGGTCAGGTAATTGCCAGCAATCTTGATGTTCGAGTTGACGTACAACTGGCTGGCGTCGAGAGTACCAACCAAGTTCCAGACCACCTCGGCCCCGGCATTGCCACTAGCGTTGTAGAACGCAAATTGAGCGCTGCCCATGTTGAGGGCGGCCCCTCCACCTGTCGATATATGCTTGGTGCCTGCGCTGGTCGGGACGGCGTTATGAAAGATCGCAGTGCCGCCGTTGTGAACAAGGCTGCCGCTCATCCATATCATGCCGACACTGGTATTGGCTGGAGCTACGGTGGTGCCGACAGACAACTTTGTTTGAACTACCAAATCGCCGGACATAACGTCGCCGGTCTTCAACACATAGTTACCACTACCACCGCTCACAGTCGCCGGCAACCACTGCGCCCCGTCCCAACCCAACACTTGATTTGTCGTCGGTGCAATGTTAGCGACCGGCCTGCCACGCAACCCGACAACCGTCGAGGCAATAGTGGTTGTACCAGAACCCGTAACATCGGTTGTCAGAGAAATACTCTGGTTACCGGTCAAATAGTTCTGACCCTTAACCCAGGCACTGGTAACAAGCGACGTATCATTATCGCCCAACGACGGTGTCGGTGCACGAGGGTCGCCAGTAAACACCGGGGAATTGATCGGCGCATAAATGCTACCGGCCCCGACCGAAGTAAGATAACCCTTCGATGTTACCCAAGCTGTGGTGGCGGCATTGGTGCTGTTATCAGCCGCTGGGGGAGTTGTTACCGTCGTAACGCCCAGCGTCGTTGTGCCAGTAACTACCAAGTTACCGTTGATGCTTCCACCAGTAAGGAGTAAGACCCGCGCCCAGTTTGCATCGAGGCGGCCATAGGCGAATCCATCGATCGGCGCCTCCGAAATACCACCACCACCGCCGCCGCCGCCAAGGTCGGTGCCACCGGTCGGAGACGACACCGCCTGGGGGTCCAGCAGCCCGTACGCCATCAGATCGTTAAAAGTCACCGCCCGGTTAGAGGCGTCGCCCCGCTGTCCGATCAGGCTCTCGACGCTGGCCTTAAGCGCGTGAACACAGGCCGCGAGGTTAGGCACGTTCTCGGTCGGGATCGGGATCGGCGGCGTGTACGGGTTGGCGTACGGATACGTCGAAGACACCCGAGGGAGCTGGCTGCCGGGTTGGACGGGGATGCGCGGTCTGACTACAGGCATCAGGCGGTCTTCAATTCATTAAGCGTCGTCGATACCTGGATCGACGCGATAGGCACGCGCGAGACCACCTCGAACTGATGGTCGAAGCATTTAAACCCATTGGGTAGCCTGAAGATCTCCATCTGCTTGGTCAGATTGCGGGACATGATCAGGGTCAGCTGCGGCCCGGCGTAATAATTAAATTTAGCGTTAACCCCTGCCGGGAGATCAATAGTCGGATCGCCATTGTCGAGCGGGTCCGGGGCCTCGACGACAGGAGTATATACTTGCGGATCTAACTCGACTTGCACCGCCCCTAAACTCATAGGCATCGGGGTAAAAAACTGCTTAGACCGCCAGCGATAGATCATCGGCGGCTCACCTGGGCAATCCCATTCGTAGATTTTACCCCCGGCGCACATCAACGTGTCGCCGTTATATTCATCGTTCCAGATACAAACCACGCCCTTGAGATAACTAAGGTCCTGGAACGCTAGCCTCTGCTCACCGTAATCCACCAGGAAGCCTGTATCGGTCCCGTTAACCGCCATAAAACAAGACCTATGCCTCGCAGCCATCAGATCCTTGGCGTGATAACGTAACAACCATTCATTCTTCTCGACAATCGGCGCAGTCAGGTTCTGCATGCCAAAGCCGGTGGTTTGTATTAACCCATTCTGACTGGCGTAAAACACCCCCGACAAATCCACGATCACCGAGCCTCGTGCGATACAAGGCTCAGGCACCTGGGTCTGAGTGAGCATAATGTTACTAGGCGCATTGCCCGAGGCGACCGAGGAGTACCCCTCAGTCAGGATGATCAGAAACTGTTGACCGACTGCGAGACTGACAATCTTATAATTCGCAGTCTGCTCATACACATCAGGCCAAGTATGCGGCCGGTTAGGTTCCGAGAAATAAATCGTGTCCTTAACGAAACCCGCAAGGAAACCACCAGGAAGAACCACCAGGCCGTCAAGATAATCAGGTGGATTACGATACCCAGTAGCTTCAAGAACCTCATTCATCACCGCCAGGCTATCAGGATAACCATCGTCGATTATACCAGAATGAGGAAAATTATAGGCCGTTACAAAATAAAACTGCGCCCCCGACGCAGCCGATGTAATCGTACGATAAACGCGAACACCGACAACCGGCACATAGTTACGCCCAGCGGGATTAGCCGGCGCGCTGGTCGGGAACCCGGTAATATGCCAGGTCGCATCAGGCGGACCCGAGAACACGTTACTAGCTGGGGATGGTGAACTCTCTTCGTTATAAACATTAGAAAACGTATAGACGTAAGACCTATCCACCGGCAGTACAGTGGGTGGCTGCGTACCGCCGGTCACTCCCGTGATCGTCGGCGCCGTCGTCGGTTGCGCAATGCCGAGATCCTTTGGCGGGTTACCCGCTACGATATCCCCAGGCGTGCTCCAGTGCGGACTAATATCACCAGGGTTAGTCCAGTAAACCCGATCATATATATCGTTGACCACCGGGGACCTAACGACCGAGCTATACCTCGAAGGTAACGGCAACCAAATGATATTATCGTTACTATCTGGAAACCGATAAGCCCGCTCCACGACCGGGAGCTTACTGGAGAGGTCGATCAAGAACTCGGAGTGAGGCAGCCCTACCAGCTGCCCGCCCGTCAAGTCGCAGTTAACCGCCTCGACCGCCATGTTGTCAGGGATGAGGCGGTTGTCCATGCGGGGGAGCACGCCCCCCATATTCTTAATTTCCCAGGCGACCATACCTTCATCCCCGCATCGCGGGCAGGAAAATATACAACCCCAGCAACAACACCGCCGTGAACGCAAAAAATACGTTCGCCGTATGGTAGGGTGCGAGTGGCGGCAGCGGCAAAATGGTAATGAACCAAAGGAACATCACCATAATAAAGAGGATTTCGAGGATCATATTACTTCCTCCGGTGATCAACACTACCGGTAGTGGACCGATCAGCTTTCGGCTCGTCCTTAGCTTCTTCTTTAGGATATTCGCGACGAGGTACCGTCCGCTCGCCTTCCGCCTGACTCGCCGTGCCGGCAGCAGCCGGGATCGCAATAGCGTTACTGGGGGGAGCCGCTGTCGTACCCCCTGCGTTGGTCGCGCTCACGGTGCAAGTAACCGACGTACCGGCGTCACCGGCAGCAACGACATACGCCGCCTCGGTGCCCCCGGAACTCCACGCGTAGGCAAAGGAGACCGGATCGTTACCCCAAACACCAACCGTACAACTCAGGGTGTCACCGACCGCCGTCGTGCCCGAGATGACCGGCACCTCGATACAGACCGGCGCAGGCGGCGCAGTCGGCCCGCCATAGGTCACCTCCGTCACGTTGTCCCCGACGGGCTTATCGCCCTCGGGGGCCATCTGCGTCTGGAGGGAGCGCGAGTGGTAGACCGTCAGCGCGTCGTTGATCCAACGCTGAATGCGCGACGCGCCGTCGGGCTGGGCCAACAGCGCCGACCACAGGGTCAGGTACCCGACGCGTGAGTTGTCATACAAAAACTGAATAAATTCCGGCGGCGCAGGCTGCATCGGGTCGAGGCCGGCAGTATCGAGATCGAGAAGCGTCATCGGTAAGTCGGACATAGGAACCTCCTTAGCGTGATCCGGGATAGGACGTGCCCTTATTGGGCAAGCCCATGCCTTTGCCACTGTTGTCCTTTTTTGCGAGAGCCTTTTTCATAGACACCGGCCCACCGGTACTCTCCGGTCCGGGGATCGGGTTCTGGCTCTTCGCAGAACCTCCACTACCAGGAGTGTTATTGACGGTTCGCCCGTCGCCGCCCTTGCTGTAGGTGCCGTGCATGAGGGTCTCCTTTAGCTGGCAGGCTGGAGATGCGGCCGGGGCCGCTCCTGCTGCCCCTGCTGCATCTGCTGGAACTGCTCCATCATCTTCTGGATCACCGGCCCGACTAGCCGGTACCTGCCATCCTGCAAGGTCTCCAGCACGATGTTCCACTCCTGCGCCTGGAGGGTTACCGTGATTTCCTGGGCCGCGTCGATCTGCTGTTGGTCGGGCATAAATCCTCCGGTTAATGCGCCGCTTCCAGAACCTGGACGCGCGCGTTGAGTTCCTTGATCGCGTTGACCGCAACCGCGACAATCGTGTCGTAAGACAAACCCAGGCTCGGACTGAAATCGTCGAGCCCACCGCTGCCGTCGGGCAGCTTAAAACCCAGCTGGCGCACAGCCTGAGGCAAGACGTACATAACATCCTGCGCTACAAGTCCAAGTTCGGGGAGCGGTTCGTTCTCTTCGGACGAACCGGAGTATCTAACCCGCTCAAACTCTACGGGATCAAGTTTGATAATTTCGGCCAGCCCTTTGGAAGTGGGCTGGATTTTAGTCTTACCCCGCCTATCGGACAGATTAACGTACGCGCCGTTACCGGCAAGCGGGCCACGAGGGTTATAACAAGTGTTATCGCCGGCACGCATACCCCATAGTTCCGCGCTGTTAGCGATCCAGGACAACTGCCCGCTGGCACCGTAATAAATAATATAATACCCCGGCATAAAATTGATATATGAATTAGCCCCGGTAGTAGTAAGATAAAAACTCGTGCCACCGATCACATCTTGCGAACGATATACCCGGGCAAACATCTCGTTCTCAGAACGTATGGTCCCCCCACAGCGAATATTTACATATCCATAGATCTCGCTGTTGTTAATACCAAGCAGCGCACCGGCACCGCGATTTCTAAACGTATGAATATCGTTGTCGTAATAATTAGTATTCCCACTGGCACCATACATAGAAATCGCGAGTCTGCCACCGCCATCGAACAAAGTAGTCTGATCGCCATTGTGCTCTAAAAGTTTATAACCCTGGCTCCAGTATCCGCCAGCCGCGCTAGCCAAATTACAATTTACAGTGTTATTACACGTTATCCAGTTAGTAACAATATTGGTGCTAACAGTAAGAGTGTCGGCAACGCTAAGAGTACCTGACACGGCAAACGGCGCGTAGATTTGCGCAGACCCATCCTTTCTAATCACAAATCGAAACGCGCCTACCGACTCATCCACGATCCATAAATCACCGTCGGTATGGGTACCGAACGACCAAGTACGCACACTAGCCACAGTCGTGAAGATGCGACAATGCCCGAGATTATCAGCAACCACTTCAAGCGGCTGGGTCGAAGCCCAGATCTTCACCCTGCCGCTGTCGTAGTAAACCTGAATAGGACTAGGATCACTGCGCGTAGGTGTGTACAAACGCGCGATGCGATCTTGGGCGTACCACATCCAGCTAATCGATTGGTTCGTCCTATCGGCAAACGCAACACCTTGACGCCCGCTAATATTATTAGCTATAAGATCACTGTTAATAGTTAGCCCGCCGGACATCGTGTCGCCCGTCAGTCTTACGTAGGGTAACCCGCTTACCGCTCCGCCCGTAATTGTACCGGTAACATTAAGATTACCAGTAACCGTCGTGCTGCCGTTAACCGTAAGCGGTCCGACGACCTCTAACTTTTGTACAAATGCAATATTATTACCGGCAAAATAGAATTTATGCAGCGCAAGATCATAGTATCCCCAGTCCAGCCACTCAGAAGCAACATAGACCCCCGCCTGAGCACGCGGTACAACGCACTGCCGCAACCAATTATTAACGTTGTCGATCCAATACCGAAACTGTCCCGCCCCGCCGCCATTACCCGCCGGAGGTGCCGGCGACGGGTCCATCTCAAAGGCAAGATTAAGATTGCCCGCGAGCAAACGATCATTAAGCGCGTAGGGATATCTAGCCGGCGGGGTCGCAGCCGCCGGCACCGGCACCGTCGAGATCGTCGCCTCGACTGGAGTTTGAACCGCCGGCACGCCAACCGGCGCGTAGGTCAGCGCGATGTCGAAATGGCCGTGAAAAATAAACCGAGTATTGGCAGGCAGAAACATCGCGCTAATCACGTACTCGGTGTTGTCCACCAAGTTCGTAAAGTCAGAGATATGCGCAATCTGATCGTTAGGATCGAGGGTCAGGGTAGTGTTAAGGACGACGGCCATCGTTCTTCCTTATGCCAGCCAGTCGAAACGCATAGCCATCAGGTGCCAATTAGCACCGGTCCATTTCCACCTTAAACAATCATAGTTAATCGAACTGACAAAGATAGTCCTGCCATCGCCGTCGATAGGCACGTCGCCATCGCCACGGAACGTAACGGGGTAAGTACCGTCTTTACCGTACGCGTCGATAAATTCGAGCATCTGCCCGATTACCGGGTTAGGCGGCAGCGTGACGACGATGTCGTATTTATTTCCCGAGTTCTGCAGGATCACCAACCCGTCATAACCCATAGGCAGCGCAGTTGTATCGGTGATAATGATCGGCGGCAATGCCAGAGGATCAACCTGACCCGGGCTGAGCATCGCCGGGTTGAGCGCATCCTCGATATTAATAATCGTATCAACCTGCTTACGGCGTCTGGTCGCCGAAGCAATCGCAACAAAGCTCAGAACATAACTAAACCTGGGTGTCCCGGCGTGGAGCATGATCTGCACGACCTTGCCCGATCCGGTAATAGATTCCGAAGTTACCGTTAAAGTATACTTATCCTCGACGTCTTCCGTAGTAGCCTCGCACTCAACCGGGAAATCCTGCCGCCAGTTATTATTAGCTATCGAACTCGCCGACAGCACGGCAATCGTCGGAAACTCGATGGCCTGGATCAACTCGCTAGTTTCGAGATAACAACTGAAGTCGAAACTCAGCCGGATAATATCCAGATTTTCCTTGCCGACCGGTCCGAAGGGTTTGAGGTCCGAAGGGAATACGGTGTAATTATAATCCTTGTCTGCCACTGGCCCTCCCCCCTGTCGCAAAATATGGGAAGGACCAAGGCGCAGCTTCGCGCAAATGCTGTGCCTGTGCGGCAGCGCGGGCTGACGCGATCCCCGAACGGTTCATCTTGGCATGCATCCCCGCCGAGTTGAGATCGGCGTATGGCTTCCCTGGCTGCATAAACAGCCGGTACAGCGCCCCCGAAGCGATAGCTTCCCAGTACGTCGTCATCACGTCGTACGGCAGCTCGGTGTCGTAGCTGTGGGGCTTCAGCGCCAGGATCGCCTCGCCCCTGCGCTCGCTGTCGGGCACCGGGCAGGTCAGATCCACCACCCGACCGGGCGGCATAAACTTAGGGTTGGACAGGCCACAGAACCCCATGAACCGGCAAACCCGCCAGTAGCTGTTATACGGGTCGAAATCGAGAGTGGTCTCGCCCGAGGCAAGGCACCAATACACATGCTCGCGCTTATAGGTAGACCGTATGTAGAAATCCTCGATGGCCTGCCAGATCACCAGCGAGACCATATCCGTCGTTACGCCGGGCATCACGGCCTGGACGTAGTCGAATATACGCGTCACATCGTAGGCGCTTTGATAAAAAGCACCGGCGCGCGGGGTGTCGCAAGGGTCGCTCACGAAGCTACCTTAAGTAATTGGCTGACGAACTTAGACATCAAGGTGACTGCCCTTCCATCGTCGGCGAACGTATCCTCGGTAAGCTCCGATCGACCGACCACGTAAAACAACAAAGGCGAGTAGAACTGGTCCTCGAACGGAAAGATCGTGCCGTTGTCGTTAGGCAGCGAATACACGGGCGTAGCCGTCCGCAGCCCGTAGCGAAGGAATGCGTCAGGCCGCTTAGCACGGACCTGAAGCACACCCTCGTTTACGGCCGCCACCAGCTCGGCGTCGGCGTAGCGCGGCAGCCCCGAGATCGGAATCTCGTCGTTGAGCAGCTGCCGCGCCTCCGCGATCAGGACCCCTACAGTCCTCGACATAGGCCCTCCCAGCTGCGGCTGACGCAGCTAGTTCCACTACCGTAGTGGGGTATAACAGTTATACCCTTAGACCGGGCAACAGTAGAGACCAACCAGCGCCGTGCCGTCCAAGACCTTATAGCCGTAAACCTGCAAACCCCTGAGCAGCGTCCCGAAGGTGCTCTCAGACCGCAGGGTCTCCATCTGGCTGATCTGGCTGGCAAACGTAAGACCCGAATTAAACCCGCCCAGCACGGTAGTGCAGGTATGGGTTGTATCGGTCACGCTGGGCAACAGGTTCGAAGAATAGAGCGTAAACCTGTCGATCATCCCAAGCCTGCCGTTACGCGCCAAGCTGACACCATCGCCCGAGATCGACGCGTTACGCAGGTCGCTCTTCTTGATCATCGAGCCGAACCACGGCGGGATGACCAGCCAGCGCCCGGTTTCCGGGATGTTAAACTCGTCGAGACACTGCCCCATATTGATGATCATATCGACCACCGTAGCAGCAGTCGGGATGACCGGGGTGCCGGTAACGCCGAGGTTGATGTTCCCGGACTTGATCCCGGCCGTCGCGCCCTTGTTCTTGACGTCGATCCCCGCCGGGATACCGGCCAGGACCGCCGTGTCGATGACGATCTTCATCTGCTCGCTGGCGTCGTCGGCAAACATAGAGAGCAGATTCATGTCGCTCTGCCGCTCCATGATATCGTCGAGCACCAGGTTAAAGTACTTGGCATAGTCAATCTGCAACTCAACCGTGCTTCCCGAAGGGCGGTCCACAGTGAGTACTTGATCAAGGGTATAGTCACGGATCTGGATCGTGGGCTTGGTCCTAATTTTGACCTTGTCGCCCATATTTTTGATCTCGCCTTCGTAATCGGTGTTACTGATGGCGGCGAGAACAGTAGCGGCGTAGAACTTCTCGATTAGTTTACCAGACCAGATTTCGGGTACGAACACACCACCGGCAGCTGCACCGGAGTAGGCAGGAGAAGCGGCAACACCCGCATAGGGCGTGCCTTGTGCGATAGCCATAGCGGCCTCCGACTAGGGGTTACACAAGGCGTCCCTCGTCGCCGGCCTTCAGGAGATCAGCTTCGAGCTGCTCGGCTTCCGCCTCGCGGCCCTTAAACTTTCCCATCGTGCGGGCTCGGTAGAACGCCGTGATGTCAGGTCTCGACCAGAGTCTCGGTTGAGGAGCGCCGTTCCCTGAGCCGGAGCCTGCTGCCCGGCCAGGAGCCGCCATATCCTCCAGTCGAGGCCCACCCGCCGCTGCGTACCCGTTTCCGCCGTTGTTAAAGCGGGCGGGAGCAGCTGTCTGAGGAGCCATCGCCGTCGGTGGTGGTGCGGTATGCTCGGCCATGTACTTCTTAAAGAACCTACCCGTGCGCATGGCGTCGCCGTTCGCGTAGGCGTGCTGAAGCATCGTGTTGCGCGACACCCCAGCCATCTCGTCAACTGCTTGCAACCACTCAATAAACTGAGGGTTGGTATTAAGGTTGCGCCAGCGGCCCGCTAGTTCCGGGTCGCTGTCCAACTCTCGGAACACCCGATCTTCTTCCTGGCGTCCCGAGAGCTGCTGAACGTGCTGCTGAAGGTTCTGAATCGTTTTCCCGTAGCGCGCCTCAAGTTTAGCCTCGGCTGCGCGCGACGCGGCCTCAAGCAAGTCCTCGCCGTAAAGTTCAACATCGGCCTCGTTAAACTGTACCGGTACGTTCTGGAGCTGTTGGGTAGGGGGCTGCGTCGCCTGCGGCGTCTGCATCGTCGCCAGTAGCCGCTCCATCGAGCTGATCTGGCCGCGCATATGCCCGGTCTCGGTGTCGTATTTACCCTGAAGCGTGCGGTAGCGTTGCTGCCAGTCCGGCTCGTTTTGTACAGGCTGAGGCTCAGCTTCCTGCTGTTGGGGCTCGGCCTGCTGCGGCTCTTCCACTGCCGTAGTGGAACTGCGTGCGTTAGCCGCATCGGAGGTGGTCTCGGTTACCGGGGGATCCTCGCCCGCCAACTCCCTGCGTAACTCTTCAGCCCGCGCAGCCTGGCGGCGGATCTGATCAGGCATAAAAACATCGGTCGGAGCGTCAGACATTGGCGCTCTCCCTCACCCGAGGCTTCGGATTGCGACTGGCGCCAGTGTCCTGGTTCTCGACCAGCTCGATGTAGGCGCGAAGATCCCGCAGGCCACGCGCATAGCCAGTCGAGTCCAGACGGCTCTCCGGCGGCACCTCGATCGCCAGGTGCATAAAATGATTCATCTGGTCGTGCAGACCCGCGACGATAGACCGCCAGTCGGAGCTGTTCTTCAGCCGGCGGATCGCCTCAAACGCCTCTGGTCCTAAATTCAAGCTCATATGTCTACCGATAACTGTTATAATCTAGCGGTTCGTAGTAAGCTCTTTGACCGCCCACATACAGCTTTCCTCAAGCGTCGTCAGTGCCAGCGCGCGATAACGCCCGGCAGGCAGCTTGTCGATTAGCTTTTCAACATCAACGTAAGCTGCCTTCAACGCGCCGTGCTGCGCTAACTCAGCGGGCGAAAGAGCGCGGTACGTCGGCCTAAACCGCGACATAGGCTCAGCTTCGTTAGTGCTCTGTCGCGCATCGGGCGCGCCCTCGTACACGTTAGCCAATCTACTTCCCCTTCTTGGCGCTGAGCTTCTTCTGCCCGGCGGCATCCAGCCGTTTCGCAGTAGCGGTCTTATCGAAATTCTTAAGGCTCATACCGGCCTTTTTAGCACCAGTACGATCTTCCCGCTCATCGGCCGCTGTATCCTCGTATTTGGTTTTCATCGCTAAAACTCGTCGTCCGCCATTCGCGTAATACCGCTCTTGCCGTAATGACCCATCATGTGGTTGCCCTGGTCACCCGAAGTGATCTGGGAGCTGCCGGCGCCACGCCTACCCACAACAGTACCCATGTGCTGGGTCTTGATTGACTTACCCCTTTTCCCGGTTTCGGGATCTTGGGTAAACATGGGACCAAACCCCCCGCCGGGCGGGAGGTAGCTACCCATCCTCGAAGGGTAGGACCGCATCACACACCGCCTACGTACTTGTCCGTCGCCGCGACTTTTTGCGGGTTAAACGGCGCAGACTGAGAGTTACCGGGCTTAGACCCGCCTTTGGGATAGCTGCGCGAGCTACCACCCCTAGTGTCTCCCGAAGACCCACCCGAAGCGGGGGCCATCGACTTCACGCCTTCTGACTTAGATTGCCCGTACGTCGCCATGATTTTCTCCTATTAAAACTGCCTAGCGGCAGCCTTGGGTTGAATCGCGTTAACCGGCGGCGCGACCTGCGAATGCGACGCTGGAGGAGGGGGCGTCTGCGAACCGCCGGGAGGGGATGAACCCGGCGCCCCGGCAAACGCCCCAGGTGCGGCAACGGACTCTTTAGGGGGAGGGGCTCCAGCTGCTGCACCAACCAAACCAGTAATAGCGTTCGCCTGCATCATTGCCTGCTGTTGTTGCTTTTGTTGATCGGCTTTTTGCTGAATAGCCTCGTCGTCAGGAACAATATCGTCCGGGAGGCCCAAACCGGACGCCAAGGATCTAAGTACCCGCGCTCGCCCAACCTCGCCGATGATTTGTAGGTCAACGGGGTTACCGGTGATCTGCAGGAACTGTAGTTGCTTCTGGTGCTCGGTTTCCTTCTGGAGCGCCACGACCACGCCGTTGACCTTAATTTGCTCATCACCGGACAGTAATCCTGTACGGTCGGTGAGCATTATCATATCATAGAGAGATGATAAAACCCCCCGCATCACGTCGATGTCTATATTTGCTGCAACAGTCTGAAGTACCTTCTGGGCGTTGCCCATCAGCATACTTAGACCGCTAGCAGTACGCCCGGCCCCACCTGATAAACTCTCACCGGTCACGTAACGCGGAATAGCGGATATATCGTCGCCTAATGCAGACATTCCTTGGTAAATCTGCATAAGTTCCTGGGCGTTGGACTGCGGCTGAAAGAAAGTAATCGGCTCGCGCGTCGCCCCTAGCGGGTCCGAGTTTACTTTCCAGCGCTTCCAGGGATAAAGCTGATCCTCGTTGGTCGTCGGGTCCAGCAGCTCGGTGTTGATCACAACCTGCGGACCACTAGCGATCGACATATTATTTACGAGGGCACGAAGTGTGGCGTTGGCTATTTCTTGTAGGTCTTCCAGAATATCAGGAAGCCCATGCCCGGCAATTGTACCGGGAACCTTTTCGAAACTAGTGACGTAGTAGGGGTGGCGCTGGCGTGGGCTTGGTGATAATTGTACCTTAATCGTATATCTACCAACAACCCACGTCTGTACCAAATAATCCCGGTCTGGATCGGGTATCTTCTTCTTGTCGAACCCATTGTCCAGTAGGACCTGGCCCTGAATAGATCCATGATACTCAATCGCGTCGATCAGGTTAGACGAGTTCTGCTGCGGCGATTCACGCCCGACGTTTAGCGCCGCCTCGGTATCGGGCGCATCCATCCAGTCACGCAGCCCGCTAGCGTAATCCTGTAGCGCGCCCCGAACCGCCTCGTCGTCGTAGCCCGGTAGCCCGAGGACGTCATTGAGATCGCCGCGCGTTAACTTCTTGCGCTCGATAATCTCGGCATGGTCTATGTCTACGTCGCCGGGACCCCAGTAGAAGTTAAAGGGATCTATTCTTTCCCAAAAAAGCTGCGGCACCGTGTCCATCTGCGGTAACCGGTCGATCCAAGTGAGCTTTGGGACCATCCTGACCACCGGTCCTTTCAGGACCGCGAACGGAAACAGCGCGACGTCTACGAGGTATTCAGCGAGGGCGTCGTAAAACCTGCCGGCTTGGAGAATATCGTCGACTTTGTTGGACGCCGCCTCGGCCTGGCTCATCGCTGTGCGACGAGCCGCGTTCTGGGCCTGGCGGACCAGGTTGATATACCTAGTATGAACCTGCTCCTGGTCGGGAGGCTTCTGCTCCTGCATCGTCTGCTGCATCGCCTCGGTAGAAATGAGGGTTGCAATAGACGTCATGACGCCAGGCGGTACGGGGGGATCGGGCTGGGGCTCGATGGTCCAGGGTCGCTCTGCTCCGAGGTAAACGTCCCGGAGCAAAGCGGTGGCACCACGACACTTAACCGCGACCATGCGCGAGTAAACTTCTGAGCCTCCGAAACGGCGGATTTCCTGGAGCTTGGCGGGTTCGTACTGCCCCTCGAACATACGCTGCGCGCGTAAAAGGCGGGAGTTGAGACCGCTGCCGTTGCGATGATCCCGCATCGCATCCCACCGCCTACGTACGTAAGCCGCGAGGTTGTCTGCCTGCTGCTGGGTAACTTTTGACGCGCTAGCCGCTGCTTCCTGCGCATTTAGCTGCGCAGGAGACACCACGCGCAGAAACCCAGGCCCCTCACCCTTGAGTGGGATCACGTTAGGCTGAGAAGGCAGCGCTCCTTGCACGGAGTAGCCCCACTAAATTAGAACTGTTATCATATAACGCCGAAAGATTCGGTGCGCAACAACCTGTAGCGGGTATGCTCGATGGATCTGGCAGATCTTAGAGGCGAGGACGAGGAAGAGATCCTCGTGCTCGACGACAACCCACTGCTCGACGACGCGCTGATCCTGCGCCTCACCTATGACCTCGCGACCAAGCTCCATAAACCCGAGGTGATCGCGCACCGGTACGGGCTGGGTGGAGTCGAAGATCTGAAGAGTTACCTCAAGAGCCACCCTGCGGTGGTCCAACGAGCGCGAAAACTCCACGCATTGTTTGAATCGGACGGCGCCTCGGAAGAGCGGGTCAGGATGAAATTTCTCCAAGCTACCGAGGAATTAATCATTCCGATGGCCGGCCTGGTCGCGGACCCCAGGACGCCGCTTTCGGCGCGTATAGATGGCTTTAAGCAGATCCAACGGGGCGCCGGGCTCGATGGGCTTTCGGCTAATGCGAAAGCCCAACAAGGCAAAGACGCCGGGCAGCCGTTCCAGCTGGTGATCAATTTTGCCGGCGGGCGCGAGGCGTTCAACCTCAACGCCACTACGGTAGTGGAGCCCGACGAGATACCCCTGCCCCTGTTGCCAGGGACCGCGATCGGCCAGGAGGACGAAGGTGACCAGGAGGAGGTCGATATCTAATGGCTGACAGCTTACTCGGCTGGTGGTGCATCTGGGCGCGCTGGCATCGCTGGCGATTTATCCGCCAGCTATCGAAACAGACGACCCTCCATGAATGCACGTATTGCGGCAGGCAATGGGCAACAAACCATGATGTGCGAATAACCCTGCCCTACCACTGCGTAGCAGAGCACTACAAACTCATCGAGCATATCTAATGCTCCTCTACACCCCTCCGCCCACGGTTCAGGATTTTATGCGCGATGATACCCATCGTATCCGGGTCATTGTTGGACCTCTGGGGTCGGGCAAGACGATGGGATGTATAATGGAGTTACTCAGGAGATCCTGTGAGCAGCAACCACATAACGGCGTCCGGTACACGCGATGGGCTTGTATACGTAATACGCTGCAGCAGCTGCGACAGACTGTTATGGCGGATACGATGCAGTACCTCGGAAGCTGCGCCCACTATTACACCACCGACAGCACGATACAACTTAGACTCAAGCTACCCGACGGAACCTCTGTTCACTCCGACTGGATGCTCCTGCCACTCGATTCTAAAGACGACGTTCGAAGATTACTAAGTTTGCAGCTTAGTGGAGCGTGGATCAATGAATTACGAGAGGTGCCCTTCGAGATTATCCGACCCTTATTGGGACGCATCGGGCGATATCCTTCGAAAGCGTTAGGTGGTTCGAGCTGGCGCGGAATTATCTGCGACACCAACCCCTGGGACACCGATAGTCCTTATCATGAGCGGATGGTCCTCAACCCCAGACCGGGATGGGGATTATACCATCAACCCTCCGCGCTTAGCGCGGAGGCGGAGAATGTAGGTAACCTACCCGACGGGTACTACCAAGACCTAATGGAGGACCACGACGTCGACTGGACGACGGTACATGTCGAGTCGCAGTGGGGGACCAGCAATGCTGGTCAGGCGGTGTTTCGTAAGACGTTTCATGCCCCGACGCATGTCAGGGATATGGGTGTGGTGGTTAACCCCAACAAACCTGTGATGGTCGGCCTGGATTTTGGTCGAACCCCCTGTGCGATTATAGGCCAGCACGATAATTATGGCCGCGCGATCTTGATGAAAGAAGTGATCACCGAGGGTATGGGCCTATTGCAGATGGTCGAAGAGCACCTGAAACCCATACTTCTTAATCCACCGTTTGCCGGTAGGAGGGTGTTTATTGTTGGTGACCCTGCCGGTCGCCAACGGTCTCAGGTTACCGAGGAAACACCCTTTGATGTGTTGAAGAGCTTAGGGTTTCTAGCTTATCCGGCCAGTACGAACGAGATTAACGGTAGGCTCTTAGCGGTCGAGCGGTTACTAAGAGCAACCGTTATGGGCGAACCGGCTTTACAAATTAGTAGAGCGGGGTGCCCAACACTCATTCGAGCGTTGGGCAATAATTATAGGTTTCGGAGGAGAAGGGATGGACAATACGACGACATCCCTGAGAAGTTACACCCCTGGAGCGATATCGCGGATGCGACGCAGTATTTTTGTCTCGGTACGCAGGCTAATCTCACGGGGAGGGTATTAGCGCGGGAACGAAGATTTTTTGAGGGGTTTAACCAGCAGCCCGCAGTCAGCGCCGCCGGGTGGACGTAGTGGATTTCCTGCTGGTCGCCGGCCTAACTATGATTTTACTGCACCGGGCGGATGGTGGCGAGGTGGCGGTTGCCCCGGCTCACGTTACCGGCCTGCACGCCAAAGCGCCGATGCCTAACACCAACAAATTGTCCCATCCCGAGGGGCGCTGCGTGTTGTGGTTGGCGGATGGCCGGCTCTTGTCGGTGATAGAGACCTGCGATGTGGTTAAGAAATTATTAGGAGAAGCGGATGACCGTACGCGATAGCACGAGCTTGCGAGGGTCAGGCGAAGATAGATACGTAGATCTGATTCGAGCCTACTGGCTGGCCCAAGGGTATATCGTCGAGCCTTACGTCACCTCGACGGTTTTAATGTCTCGTAAGAACAATAAGCCCACCGGCCATAGTTACCAAGCGGTCAGGTCTAATCTCGTAAACGGGTTGCCGCATGCCAGCGCGAAGCTGGATGCGGTAAAACGCTAACCCCAACCCATAACTTCCGGTCGCGACGCGGTAACTTCCCGCAGACGGTCCAAGTCACTTGCGGGGAGTGAGAGCCGGGCTGTGCAGGCCCGGCTCTCCTGATTTACGTCGGGGGGTATCCTTGTAGTAGCCTTGTTTTATCTGCTCTTCAACCCGGTCGTTAGCAATCTTTACAGCTTCCTCAAGGCTATCGGCTTCGATGATATATTCGTAGCCGCCTATCTCTTCCTTAACGATATATCTAGTCATGCCAGCAACTCACCATGACAACGAGGAACACCGTTAGCCAGAACACGACGGGGAAAATGCGCCAGATCATTCGGCTACCGGCGGGAAAGGCACGACGTTAGACGCAGCCGGGGACTTTTGACAGTATCGACAGCGCCCCGGCGAACGCGCCGAAGGCGGCGGCGATAGCCAGTACCAGGGGGGTCCATCTATCCCGGTCGAGTTTTGACGCCTCGTACATGAGTTTACGCTGCTCGGCGGCAAACTTGTCGCTCTCGGCAATCCATCGTTTAATCTCAGCGCGGGCTCGCTCAAGCTCAATAGGGCCAATCACGCTACATTCCTAAAATTAAAGATCCTCGCGTAGCTGTCGAGCAATGTTCTCCAACAAATCAGCGATCATTCCTGGGGATAGCTCGGTGGTCTGCTCTACTGCCGCCTATGACGGCGACGAGGACGCAGTCTGCGCCGGTCATCTCGCGCACGATGGTACAGGCATCGTCGTATTTGCCAGGGCCGATCACGTAGTTTCCTCCCGATTAGTAGCTGCTTCCGCCGCCGCCACGAGGAGGCGATTACCGAGAAGCAGCGCCTCGTCTATTGTAAGCCTGACGATGACAGGCCGCACGATGTCGGCCCCTACGGTCAACCAGATATCAGGCGGGCGCCCCTCGACGCCGCGTGTGACGTGTACGTCGAGCTTAGGAGTCAAAATTACTCTCCTAAAATTAAGGGACGCCAATACCCAGTACCGACGCCCCTCAAGTTTTCTAAAAAACTACCAGTCGCGAGAAGGCAGGAGTTCTGACAAATCACCCTCTCCACTGGCGGACGGGGTTAAGGACTATGGGTAGCCCTGGGCCTCACTCACCGTCTAACAGGCACGACGTTATTTAATCTCTTCCGGGGATAGCTGCAACGCCCCCGCCACCTCGCACACCTCGCAGCCCATCTCCGAGTTGGGAGCCGGCTGAGCCAGGATCTTAAGCTGCTTGGCGCGGCGCGCCTTGTCCTTTTCGCGCCGTTGCTGCTTCGCACGCTCACGCCGCTGTTGCTTCGCACGCTCAAGCCTTGCGTTTTTCTCATCTTCTGCGCTGCGCTGCACAATTTCATCTTCTGTGCGCTGCGATATGCTGCGCTGCACAACGGCGATCAGCTCGTCCGACGGTTGAATGAACCGCTGGGTGATGACCGACTCATGTTTCTTGATGTTACCCGACACGGTAGCGGTCCAGACCGTTATGTCACCACTGGCCTGCCGCTGCGACATGATCACGTCGTGCATGGGCAGTGACACTCCGGTGTGCTCGCTCACCTGTCGCCGTACCGGCCAGGGCTTCCGGTCGTCCAGGTGCAACAGCACTGCTAGGGCCAGTACCCTGGCAGTCTGCTCGGGACGGCGCTGCGGCCCCTCGCGTTCTTTAAGCCACTCCGCCAGCGCCTGGGCTTCGTACTCGATGGGCGGCAGGGTAACCGGAGGCGCCGGTATGCGGCCAAGTCTGAACGGCCTGGACTTGCCGCCACCCGTATGTGCAGCCATTGTCTTCACGCTGATCCTCTCCACGCCTGATAAAGTTATCCACAGCCCTCTGGGACACGGCGTTCGCTATAACGTCCCAAAATTTCCCACGTCCACAACATCTAAGGTTAGCGGTAGTGGACTACCGGTTGTGGGTAAGTAGCGCAACGCTACAATCCGAGGCAGCTAACCTATTAAAACTGTTATATTCTCGCGGCGCGCTACCGACACCGAACCTGTGGATATCTTAATACGACAAAACGTCGCAGTCCAGCGATATCTGGAGATAACTGGGGGAATCCCTGGCGAATCGGGGTTGTGGATAACTCGATACTGCCCGACACTGCCCGACACATTTATTGCAGCGTGATTATCATCAGGGCCATCTGCTCGGCGGTAAAGTATCGTAGTTAACCATACAGCACTCCAGCTCACCACTTTCAGACAGGTTCAGCTCGACGATCGCGGCTGCGATCGGAAAGGTGCCGATCGAGATCTCGTAGCCGCCGTTATTTAATTCTTTACAACCTGGATACGGTAGTCCGGCAACCAGGTGAACGGCGGCGTCCACCTCATGCCTGTTAGTAGCGGTGTTAGTAGCGTGTGGGTGACTGTAGTGGTGCAGGAAGACCGGCATCATGTATCCCGGACGAGTAATGACGAACCCCGGTGGGGCTGCTCGCAGGTCCTCGCGACCGTTACCGTTGCTGGGCGGCGGGTAGAGGCACCAGGTCGTTAAGCTGGAGTGGGGCCAGCTCTCGGCCTCGGCTACCGATAGGGCCGGACCAAGATAAAACGCGTCGGTCACGCCACGACGAGACGCAGTGCCTAAAAAGTAATCAACTTTTAAAGGGCGCTGTCCGGTACCGGACAGAACAACATCTCCGATCACCGCGACCCGGTACCGGCCGTGGATATTGGTGGGGAACTGGTGGAGTCCGCCGAAGTAATTTCTCACAGCGTATAACCCTCCCGTTCAAAACTCTTGGTTAACGCAGCCTGCAACTTAGACGCTGTCGCGGGCAACCTGCAATTTACGGTACTGGTGGGGGGAAATACCCGGCATGCAGGAGACGCGGGGCTTAGGGGCGCCTAGGAAGGCCGTAGGAGGGGGTAAAGCGTTTCCTGGTCCTGGATACCTGGAAACCAGCTAAGGCCATCGTAGCGCGTTCCTAGACGATTTGGCGGGGGTTCCATGCCGGGATTATAACAGTTGTGGGGAGCGAAGGGAAATTTTTGGTAATTTCGTGGTTACGCGTTACCTGACGCCGGGGTCCCGCCCCCCCACGCCTGGACAGGCCCCCCTACCCACCCCCGCGTATCATGACACATGCATTATGACACTTGTCATGACGCGCGTCATAACACACGACCAGCTTCGCTGGTGAAGACCGCCATCCACTACCGTTAGTGGCAGCCCAATTTATCACGCCATCCATTGGTGTCGATACCCGACGAACCACATAGCATAGCGAGACTGACACATGGCGAACCTACCCAACGTGAACATGAGCGCCGCAGAGACGAAGGCGCTGACAACTACGCCGGATGCGGAAACGCAGACCAGCGTAATCACGAAGGCGATCATGGACGCCTTCACGACGCTCAAGCCCGCAGATGACGCCGCGACAGATGCGGCCACGGAAGCGACCGGAGTGCGTGAACGGGTTATGGGTGAAATGGCGCTCTTAAGCGCCGAGCAGGACTGGTCTGCGGATCACATAACGGACGCCTCAAAGGGCGCGGTGGAAGCGTGGAAGAAACATACCGGCGCCAACATTGTGAGCACGTCGCTCGCTCAGTTTGCGGTCGAGTTGCGCCGTGCGATGCACCCGTCAGCCCGTGACTACGTGGTCGACGCGATTGCGAATAGCCGCGACCAGTGGGAGCAGTCGAGCAAGAGCGAGGATCACCCGCTACGCAAGGCATTCGCCAAGCGCTATCACATGGTCGCTGGCAGCAAGGGCATATTGCAGGCTCACATCGACGCCGATATGCCAGCGCCCAAGGCCGGTACGCCAGACAAGCGCATTGCGACGGATCATGGCGATGCGAGTGACCCGTACGCCATTGCCGGCGCCAAGCAGCAGGCAGACAAGGCAGACCCGAAAGCGGCAGCCCGTATGATCGCCAAGCTCGTGAAAGCGTTGCAAGCGATCGAAACGGAGTTCCCTGTCCCGGCGATCGGGCAAATGATCTCGTTTGCCGCCGCGCTTGACGCCACGACGCTTGCCAACGCAAAAAACGCGAAAATGCAGGAGCTACACCGCGCTGCGAAGGCGAAGCCCGCTCCCGCCGTTACCCGTACGCCAAAGGTTAGCCAGCCTGCGCTTGACGAAGTGATCGAAGATCTGGTGAGCGAATAATCGCCACTAACGGTAGTGGGGCGGCAATGGTGCCGCCCCCTCACACGGGAGTATGACACATGTACACGATTTGGTTCCGTGCGTACGGTATGCAACGCGTCGATGTGGAAGGCGTGTACGAAGCATGCCAGATATGGGATGCGCTTGCGAAGACGTTCAGCATGCTGTCGCAGCGCCCAAGCCGCGACATCGCATCGCATGACGAGTACGATGCACCTTCGTGTGATGTAGCGTGGAATACGCTCGACGAATAGCGCACTACACTACCATAAACCCGCCAGGGCAACCTGGCGGGTTTTTGTCGTGCCTGCGATCTGTCACTAACCACTAACGGTAGTGGATGCTTCGATGGTTACACATCGTATGTGTCACTAACACCTTGTGACACAACGCTAACGGACAGATGGGCGCTCTGTCAGGATGGGTCGATGAGCCAGTATGAGCGGTTATTAGGGGCTCACGGGATCTCAGCGTATCAAACCTATGTTTTGCAGCGTTAATCCCGTTGCCGGTACGGGCAAAAGGATTAACTTTCTCTAGCATTTCAATGGTTTATCCTATTATTCCTAATAATCCTATTAAACCTAGGTTTTTTATATATAGGGCTCTGGGTTTTCGCGGATTTTTTTACCGGCTCTGCGATTCCCGG